TCAATAACTTTTGCAAATATATTTTAATCCATAATCACAAGAGATAGATTTCTTAGCAGGTAAAATTTCTTCGACCTTTTTACCATGGACGGAAAGCAATCCAATCCCTGATTCCTGAAGGATACTCAAATTTACATTTTTAATTGTTTCACTTGGCAAAGCTACATATGAATAATCAGAAAAACAAAGATATCTTTGGGCCTGTAAACATGCGCCTATCCAATCCTTCAGTTTTGCTTCTATAGAAATAGTTATACCCAAGTTAATAGACATAATATTTTTCACAATTTTAACCAAGGTGTTTTTATTATAACTATACTAAGATTTACTAAAGTAGAAACATATTGCTTTACCTTTTCTAGTCCAAGTAGAAAAGTTTCTTGAATCTCAGTAAATGTAACCATTCGTCTATCATTTACATACGCAAGAATTGAAACTAGAAAATAATCATCTAAGGGCTTTAGTCTACGATTAGCCCCAAAATTTATAGTAATGTCAGGGATTCCAATTCCCATACGTAATTCATTTGAATAGCGTATACCTTTCATTTCCAAATAATGATTTATATTATTAACTAAATCAACATCTAGCATTCTATCTCACCCAATCTTGTTTTAATTTTTGTAAAACATCTAACCAAACCTTTAAAAATCGGCTTCAAACTTTTATAGTGTACAATGGCATTCTTAATTCTAGTTTCCATATATTCGACACGTTCTAACGTAGAATCAAGATTTCGTAATTCTTCAATTTCTTTATTTCTTCTAAAAAGAAAATGTTTTCTAGTTAATCCATCACCTACAAGATTGGCTGGATTCTGAGAATTACAATATGGACAAGTGCAACCAATGTTTTTACCTGTTTGGATAGCCAAAAGTTATATTATTTTTGCAGGATTTTTACGTTCAATTGCAACGTTGCTGAGTAACTCTGGAAAATAATATCTTGCATACATGTTGTATGGACCACTCGTATCGCCTCTAACATCTGGGTTAAGAACGATAAATAAAATCCCTGGATCTGCAGTTACTTCACTAGCTATAAAAGCCGGAAACGCCAAGCTTTTTAAGCTATATGAAATTATTCTATCAGTTTCGCTATAATTATGTGTTCCTTTTATCTGAACTATAAAGTTTTGTTCCGGACATCTAGATATTTCAGGGTTTGAGACAAACTCAAATGTACCATCATGATTTGGCCACTTATCATCACTAGAAAAGTTAGTATTAATTTTCCCACCTGAAGTCAGAAATGTTTCTAAAGTTGAAACTGCTGCACGATCTTCAGCTGAACGTACAGAATGGGTTGAAATATGACGTATGAATAAATCATTATTATTTGAGCGCAAAAATATCACCTCATTTTAGATAGCATTTTTATTCTATATACCAGGGTCTTGACATGATAAAACATATCAGAAATGTAATAATTTAACTTTATTATATACCAGTATTTTCAATATTGCAAAATTTTATTCTAATTTTCTACAATCTTCTATCTTTAAATCCTTATTAACACAATCAACATATTTTTTCCCACAAAAATCCCCTTCATGTTCCCACAAACACATATCAAAGGGCAAAGTAAGTCGAATTTTTAAATTTTATATTACATCAACTATCAAACTCAGTTTTTCAGCTTTTTCAGTACTCTCTTATTTCGACATTAAGCAAACTGTTTCAACGTGGGGCGATAGGCTCACCTTGATGTCTGGTCTGTATTTTTCGTTTTGCCCGTTCGTGGGAATAGGTCGATAGTGGTTTTTGGGGTATTTTCCGTTCGTGGAAATATGTCCACAGTATTTTATATACTTTAATCCGTTCTCGGAAACAAGTCAACTATCTCGATATTTCAATTATAAATTACTGACTGCCTTATCTACAGCCACCATTTCGTAAGTATAATAATCGCTTTCTTCAAAATCAAAACGAGCTATTTCATTTGCAACAAATTGTTCTGCATCAGATATGTAATGTTCAGGAACGATATTGAAACATCGAACATCGAGCGAATAAAGATAATCATTTTCTATGTGATAGGTCTCATCAACGTATTTTCTTAGAACGTCATTTGTTTGACGAAGACGTTCTCGGGCTTCTCCGTCTTGCTCTGTATATGCACGGAGGATGAGCATTTTTATATATGCAGATTGCTCATTTGAATACCTTTCCATCAGGCATTGCGGTGTGCATTGTGAAAGAACATAGTCATAATCAAAGTCGGGTATATATGATTTAATCACTTCGATTCCATTTGCTATTTCATCGTCGCTCAAATTATCATTTCCTTCTGTATCATAGGTTGGTTTGCTGCGCCCATGTATCAAACTGGAAAGTATATTATAAGCCTCCGACTCCTCCCTTGGATTTCTGTTTTGGTGCTCAATGAATTTTCTTAGGCAACCGATTCTGGCAGCAATATCAATATTTTCATCTAACGCCAGCTCTTTCAGTAAAACCACTGAGGACATAAGGTCATAATTCTTTCTGATAGAAGTACAATGCAATTGCCCATTTATATTTTCTAAATACATCGCGCAAACCGCAGACGGGTCTTGTCGGCCAGATCCAACTTGGATATAATCAATAACTGGCTCAAAGTCATGTGTTAGCATTAAGACAGTCCTCTGGTAAAGGCTGTTTGCTTTATCACGTGTTTTAAACAATCTATTAATGATAGCATATTTTTTGTTACTATCGAATGAAGATATCGGATCGTCAAGTATTACAAGCTCAGCATTTCGACTGATAGCATCAAACATAAACAGAATTAATGCGAAAGCGTGCTTTTCCCCCCAGCTAAGGTGTTTTCCAGGCGATTGCACATCACCTGGGTTTCCATCAGGCATAATAAATTTCAGTATTGCTTTTGCATCATTTTCGCCATTGACCACTACATCAAATGTATACTTAAATCCAGCTATGTTCAGGAATTCATTAATATCCTGTTTCCTATCTTTTATTTTGTTCTGAATATATTTGTTGTACTTTCCAATTTCACCTTTAAGTACTCCAACCTTATCTAAAAGACTATCAATTTCAGCATTTACAGCATTCATTTCTGTCTTTGTCAATTCCGAAACAAAATATGAATCAATAGCCCGAAAATCAACTTTCATTTCTTTTAGCTTAGATTCCAAATCTGCAATATTATCCCTATCTACAGATGATCCATTAAAGGATACTATCACCGTTAATTTCTCATGAAGATAATATGCTTCCGCTCGTATTTTAGTTAACTGTGTTTCGAGGACTTCCAAATCTTCTTTTACACCAAATAATGATACTAATTCAGCAATCTTCTCGTCGCTTAAATAAGGCTTTAGTGCCTCCAGTGCCTTTAGTATTGCTGCTGCTGTTTCAACGCTTGCTTTATCAAAGCTATCCGTAAACACCTTATTCATACTAACCGTCTTTTCTGAGTCCCCAGTTGAACAGTAAGGGCAGCGTCCTTTATTTCCAAACTGTTCATATCCTTGCAAGCGCCATGCCGCCCATTTTGACACTGTGTTTTCTTCAAAGAAAGGCTTCAATTCACTTAGTTCTTCCGGAGGGTTGAAGTAAGCTCCCCTTCCTTCAAGAAGGCCTTTAGCACCGCCTCTTTTGGCAATTTTGTTGCCGCTGGTAATCTTTATCGTGTCTATCAATACTCCGATTTGACTTTGCAGATTAATGATTTCTTGGCGACCGGTTATAGTTGTCTTTATTTTTGATAAGGCATCGTCAATATTCCTTTTGGCTATATCGTATTCTTTGGAGCGAATTAGAACTTCAAATGTATCTTTGATAAGAGTGTCAGGCTGGTAAACATACTGGCGAACATAATCATCATCGAAGATTGATATGTTTCCAATAGGAACTCCATCTACCTGCGGTGAAGTATCTTCGTTGTTAACTCCGTATGGCGCAAGTTCAGTCAATTGTTTGCCTTGAGAAGCAAGTGAAATAGCCCGCGCAATTGTTGATTTCCCAGTTCCGTTACGCCCGAACAAGATGTTCAGCTTATTAGCGCAAATAGATAATTCACCGCTCGTGATGTTATTGCAGTTTTTAATTCTTATCGTGGTGTCAGACATATTGTAACCCTCCATTTCACTAAGCCCATAATTTCGGCGATTGTCGAAATTATGGGCTTTTTATTTTACATTAAAGAGTTTCTATTACATTCAACAAGCTTGAATAGCTATCCACATCGTGGTACTTCACACCAGTGGTGCTAATTTCATTGAACAGCTTCCTTGCGCAAGAGATCTTCGCCTGTTCAATCGGGCGGAGTTCGAGGCTGTCCATTGTACCTTTTGTTTCGGCGATGAAGAAAATATGCTTCACCGCACCTTTCTTGAATGAAATCGCCCAGTCTGGTGAATAGTTGCCAACAGGGGTAGGGATATAAAAGCCGCGCGGCCCCCTTGGCAACTTTGCGTAGACAACTACTTCGTCAGCGGCATCTAAATCTTCTGCAAACTTGCGCTCAATGCTATCAGCCGCTGTGCCGTCCGTGAACACATAGTCTTGAATGGCGTGTTTTGCTTTAAATGCCTTAGCATATTCATCTGAAGCTCGGCTCATATTGAAGATGTCCTGAGTGTACGGTTCCTCTGCACTCGGGACGTAGGTAATATGCTCCACCACAACCGAGGCTTTCTGCTTATTAATGATGTTTGCCACTTTTGTGATAAACTCTTCAGGGTTAGCCCTGAACAACCAAAGCTTATCCTTATTTATCCCCATGAGTATCGCTGCTACCGAACGGCGAGTCAGTGTTGTACCCTCGGCAATCTTGCCAATAATGTCGTAATCCGCAAAACTACCCTGTGTGCGGTCGAGTTTCTTTGTTTCGGTTTTCTCAATATTAAAGTCGGTGCCTTTCTGCTCGCCTTTGGTGAGGGTATATGACAGACGAGCCACACGCAGTTCAGTGTTGATGGCAGAGATAGATTTGGTTATCAGTTCCGCGCTGTTGAACTCCACAGTATAGGCATACCGTTTGTTGATACGTTCCCACAGCTCCTTGAAGTCTTTCCAGTTATCGTTCAGTGGGTTGTCCTTGACCTTCGTTTCGTGGCCGTTCACAGCGATGTCTTTCAGGACACTTGGGTCAAAGATACCCTGAACGAGTTTATGGATGTTCTCGGCAAGTGGCGCGAGTTCCGACTTCATTGGAGCAAAACTGCCTGACTCAGCAGCAACACGGTAGGTATCCGTCACTTCGCCGTTGTCGTTAATATAGTCGTTGCGGACAAGGTAGTTATAAACGGCAGTGGCTTCTGCAACCGTGAAGGTATGCGTATCTTCGCCAACTTGTACGGTTTTGTTCGCAAAGTAATCCACGCTCGCCTTAGTCGGGCGGTCGTAAAGATCGGACTTGATTTCACTCTGCAAATCGGCAACAAATCCGGCGTAGCTCTCACTGGCGACGACCGTCAGCAAATTCATGCTATGGACAAGGGTTTCGCCGCAGACGTCAACGTCCTGCCGTTCGCCTGAGCTGTTCACGCACAGACGTAGGCCGCGTCCGACCTCCTGACGTTTTGCCGTTGCATTGTCAGAGTGCTTCAATGTGCATATCTGGAACACATTCGGATTATCCCAGCCCTCACGCAGGGCAGAGTGACTAAAGATAAACCGCGTGGGTTCGTCAAAGGATAGCAACCGCTCTTTATTTTTCAATATCAAGTCATACGCCGAGATGTCGTCCGAAAATTCGCTCCCGCGCTTGATAGTACTATTTACGGCACGACCTTTCTTGTCAATCGAAAAGTAGCCGCGGTGCGTTTCGGAGGTTTCAATACCACGCAAATAATTTTGATACGCTGTAGGGAATAGCGTCAGCCGCTCACTCAGCGCAGCGTTGTACTCTTCCTCGAATATGCGCCCATACTCGCCGAGAATTTCTTCACCGTCTTCGCCATACTGACGATACTTCGCTACCTCGTCGATGAAGAAAAGGGAAAGGCACTTGATCCCCTGCTCAAACAGCTTTTCCTCTTTTTCAAAGTGGGAAATGATCGTTTCCCGAATCTGGATACGGCGAATATCGTCCTCGTTGACATTTCCACTTGCCTCGCCCGTTGCCAGCACTGCTCCATTGGAGAATGTGACCATAGCACGAATGGGGTCAATCTCCGCGATTGAAATACCCTTATATTCCTCAAGCCCCTTTGATTCGACGTACAGGCTATCACCTACATTGAGCAGGTGCGTTTCTCGCTTGATGCCTGTGTTGTACTTAACCTCAAACTCCAAGCGAGCGCGAGGCGGCTTCTTGCGATCTATGACAATGGAGGCAAGATATAGATAGCGATTCGTGCCTCCAAGATTTTTTAGTTCAAAGCCCTTAACCTCTATCTTCTTAACCAGCTTTTTCTTAAATGCGTCAAGTGCATCCAGAACATAGACGAGGTTGTGTGAGGTCTTGTGGGTAGCAGAATAATTTAGGCTGAACAGCGGGTTAAAGTTCTTTTTCAGTGCGTTCTGCGTTGCTGCACCACCCATTTTTTGAGGCTCATCCAAAATGATAATCGGACGGTTTGCCTTTATTACGTCAATAGGGCGGCGACTGCCGAATTCATCGCGCTTGGTGTAGATAATGCGCGCCGCCTCATTGCCGCTTCGGCCCTCGACATTCTTCTCCTCGTTCATCGTGGTGTTGAACGCCTGCGTATTAATAATCATTACATTGATACCGCTGTTCTGTGAAAACTCGTCGAGCTGGTGAAGGTTCGAGGAATTGTACACAAAGAACCGCGCCTTGATGCCGTACTGCTCCATAAAGTGTTCTTGCGTTATTTCAAAAGATTTTTTCACACCCTCGCGAATAGCAATGCTTGGCACAACCACTATGAACTTGCTCCACCCGTATGCTTTGTGAAGTTCGAACATTGTTTTAATATAGACATATGTTTTGCCCGTCCCTGTTTCCATCTCAACGTCAAGCGACACCGCGCCAAGCCCGGCGGCAAGTTCCGTCGAGTATTTAATATTGTTCGCCGTCTGTACCTCGCGAATGTTTTTCAACAATTGCTGTGGCGTGAGTTCCACGTCGGCGTTGCGGTAGGCGGCTTCGAGAATTTCGATTTCTTCTGCAGTCAAATCTTCTTTCGTGTTATAGTATTTGTCCGCAAGCCGCTTGCGCTTTTGCTCATCGGTCTCACCAAACAAGTTGCCCTGTTCGAAATTGCGCTCGATTTGTCCCTTGCGCTTGCCGAGGTCAAGGCGGTATTTACTCTCACTGTGGTTCGGCTGACCCTTAAACACCCGAATGACCGCTTCAACGGCTTCGGTCTGGAAAGGCTGTACCTTAAATTGGAACTTCATTTACAGCACCCTCCTTATCGTTTTTGGGCTGTAGGTGTTGAACACCTGCTCAAAGTTGACGAGTGCGCTGTCGCTGGTGAAACTGCTGTCGCGGAACACAGCGTAGTATGGCTGACGTTTGGCAATCTCTGTGATAAGAGCTATGTCAATCTTGTCAAAGCACGCAATTAGGTAGTTGTCATCAACATAGAAGACTTTGCCGTCTTGCTCAATTTTACTTGATAGCGGTATACCCAGGTCGAGCATAACCTGAAATAGCAAATCCTCATCCGTGCGGTCTTCTTTGATGTTGTCGATAAAATCGTCGAGGACAAAACTCATTTGTGCATACTCCTCCGGCTTGTAGTACACATCCTTCATGTTGCTGCTGTCGAGTTTGAGAACGCGAAAGCCGATGTCAAGATTTTCAATACCGGGCTTGTCCTTGTTTTCCTCCTTGATTTTCTTACCGGCACGACGTATGCGCTCTTTGCCGATTTCGCATATAGTCTTATAGCCTACTTTCGCCGCTTCACCGTCAGGCGGGCAGACTTCTGGCAATTGCACCATTATGAATTTGCGCTTGCCGCTGTCTTCAGCATTAAGCTGCATTACAGCATGAGCGGTCGTAGCTGAGCCTGAAAAGAAATCGAGGACTATTCCGTCATCTTCAACGTTAGATAACTTGACTAATTCAAGAAGGACTTCAGCATTTTTAGGACTATCAAATGGAACATCAACACCAGTTGGTTTTGATGCTAATAAATCGGACCAGTTAGTGTTGCGCAATATTCCCTCGGCAGGTGCAACCCAGTGTTCTACGCCCTTATTTTTTCCATTTCCATTTGGATTTCTGCGAATAAACTTCTTCGTTTTGCCGGTGTGTTCCCAATATTCTTCCAATGTCATAGTAGATTGATAATGCTTAACATACTCAATGTAATTTTCAACAGCTTCATTAGCAACTTCATGTTTCCATTTCCATTGACCACTTTCTGGCATCACTCCAAGAATATCATATCGCATAGTTGGTCTGTCTGCATCATTCCAAAAGCCCTTCCAATACCCAGTGGCAGCTCTTTCTTCGCTTGCTTCACGGAAAACAGGATTGAATTTAGTGTCCGGAGACTTTGAATACATCAAAATATATTCCAGGCCAGTATTCATTGAAAAAAGCCCTTGTTCCATGAACTGTCGATTCAAATTCTTATCATATCGACGGGTAAAAATTGTATTCCTAAAGTTACTTTGACCAAAAATCTCATTGCAAATTGTCTTCATTGCATGTACTTCTTCTTCACTTATACTAATAAATATAACCCCGTCATCCGCCAGCAAGTCCCTTGCCACGCGCAACCTCGGATAAACCATATTCAACCAGTCGGTGTGAAAACGCCCATTGCTGTCAAGATTCTTCACAAGGCGGTTGCCTTGTTCATCATACTGTCCATCGCGGCTCAAAAATGCATCGGTGTCCTCAGAGAAATCGTCATTGTAGATGAAATCGTTCGAAGTGTTATAAGGTGGGTCTATATATATCATTTTCACACGGTTGAGATACGTTTCTCGAAGCAGCTTCAGTACATCGAGGTTGTCACCCTCTATATAGAGGTTTTCGGTTGTGTCAAAATCCACGCTTTCTTCGCGGCATGGACGCAAAGCAGCAGCAATCGGCGAGTTGGCCAAAAGCACAGATTTCTTTTTGTCCGGCCAGGTGAACTGGTAGCGTTCCTCCTTACCGCTTACTACGCGAGTGTTTATCTCCTGCGACAGCACGTCCGCATCGATGGCACGGACAACTGTGCCATTTTCATCAATCATCTCCGTGACAGCATTGGGAAATAGTTTGGCAAGTACAGCGAAGTTGTTGTCGGCAAGACTTGAGGTGCACATAGCAAGTTTTTCATATTTATTCATTCTGGTGTCCTCCTAAAATGGTAATTTATCGATTATCGGCTGAGCTAACTGCCAAACGGTTGTGGCGTATCCAGCAACTTTTGCGAGTGTCTCAGCATCTTTAACAGTTTGCGTTATCCTTCCCATAACCTTGGTATATGTTGACTCAGCCTCTTTTTTACTCTTTGCTTTTGCTATTGTAAGAACTTCTGCAATAATAGCTATCAGTTCATCTTGCTGTTCGTTATTTTTACTGATTAAATCAACAAGTGTGTAAAGGTTGGCTGTGTTTTGTTCTATCGCTCGGAGTACACGAAGACTCTCTTCCTGATAAGCTTGAAAGAGTTTCTTGAATTCCTGTTGCTCTTCAAGTTGTAATTTGCCATACGGAATTATTTCCGGCATAGCTGGCTGCGTAAACTTCGGCATCGAAGCCGAATAATCAATATTTTTTATAAGAGATGATACATCTATCTTACTTATATCAAAACCATTTACCTTATCACTCATTGCAATCCCTCCAATTCCGATTTCAGTTTCTTAATCTGTTGTACCAACTCCCATTTGAAGCGTGGCTGTCTTTCGTCCATTGCCTTTTTTTCAAGTGTGGCAATTTGCTTTGTCAGTTTTTCCTTACGTTCATTCGCTATAATAGATTCATCGAGGCCTTTTGCACCCGTGAGGTTAATTCCGGCAAAATCAGCTATAATGTTCTCCCATACTGCACCGAGGCCAAGTCCTCGTAAGTTAAGCTCCCAATCATTAAGACGTTTGCTATCTGACATAAGTACACGCTCCGCACGGTATACGGCAAAACGCATCGAATCCTCGTATTGCAAGGCAAACAGCATACGTTGGTCGATCAGCTTTGATAAAAGCGCGATGTTCTTCTTATCACAATCAGCCACTTTCAAAGTGACGAGAATGATGTATATTGCAGGAACATCCTCACTCGCTGCAATGCTCACCGTCTGAGGGGAAATCTCCGAAACTATCGCAAGGCGGCTTATTTGATCGTCAAATAACTTTCGGTCATTGGCATTCAGCTTGAACTTATCAAATACCGCTTTTTTCGGAAGCGGTTTATTTATCTCAGTCGATTTCGGCAATCCAAACATCAAAACACCTCACTTCACTGTCACAAAGCAAACCAGTTCGAAGTCATCCAGACCATCAATCGTGTTTGCAGCAAGAGATATCTGTTTGCCGGAAAGGAAGCCATCGAGTGAGTCGTTCTCGTTTAGATCTACTATGGATTTTACGACAAAGTACAGAAGGTCTGAATAATGTCGCATATTCCTTCCGTCCTTTGTCTCGGCGTTGAACTGCCCACAGAGTTCATAGTTTGGTTCCGATTTTCCCTTACATAGCTGGCGAAAAGCATCAAGCAACTTTTTCGGCTGTAAGTGGTCGATATGAATCACAGAACCATCGCGGACGTACACCATATAAAATGGATGCAATTGGTTCTTGTTCTGTGGGTTTATATTTGCGTTTCGATTCTTCAATATGAATATTGTACCATTTGGCGTATCCTCATTACCTTTTACGACAGCATGAAGACCAAACGGGACTTTATCCAAATTGTCATGGTTTTTAACATACTCGAGTAGGTCAAGCCTGAATTCATTCAGCCCTAAATCCATAATCGAGACGCCGCTTTGCATATCCTCAATGTCCACAACTTCGTTTTGCAAGCGTTCAAGCTGCGCCTTACGGTATTCAAGGTCTCCCTGCTCCTCTGGGTCAATCGGGTTATCATCACCTGTAGAAGTCATAACCGACGCTTTCATACGAGTTTCCACGCGTCCTTTTAATTCAAGGTACTTGTCCAAGTCGATATTAGGCCAGAAGTTGACAAGCTGAATTGTTTCATTGCGGCTTCCGATACGGTCAACGCGCCCGAACCGCTGAATAATGCGTACAGGGTTCCAATGTATATCGTAATTCACGCAGTAGTCGCAGTCCTGTAAGTTCTGACCCTCAGATATGCAGTCTGTTGCTATAAGTATATCTATCTCATTGGGGTTGTTAGGCATAAGCAGAGCTTTGTCCTTTGATACCGGTGAAAAAAGCGTGAGTATTGTATTCATATCTGTGTGTGGCAGTTTCACGGTAGTCCTGCCATCGGTGGTACCAGTTATCATAGCCACGTTAAGCCCAAACCGTTCTTTTATATATGGTGCGACTTGCGCATAGAGGTAATCCACTGTATCCGAAAATGCCGAAAAAATTAGCACCTTTTTATTGTCTGCATTAAACGGGTTCTGGACTTTCTCAGCCATCAGGTTAATAAGGGCCTGTAGCTTTGTGTCGTGTTTAGGCGTAATGTCTTGAATCATCATCGTCAGAAGTTCGAGAATATCCGAATCCTCCGATAATTTTTCACGCCACGATACATAGTCCATATCGGCAAGATCAATATCTACCTTCTTGCCGCTGTTCTCGAAGAAATCAGTGTTGCGGTCATCTCCGTCGAACTCACTTTCGGAAATTTCCTGTGTATTAATTATTTTTTTGCTTCCGCTTTCATAATCGTCAATGGTAGCAATGGTGCCGTCTATCAACATCTTCACACGTTCAAGTGTAATACGAAACGAGTAAACAGAACTTTCGAGCCGCTTTAAGAGATTGATGCACATTAAACGTCTTATACCATTTTCACGTCCGGCACGGTCAATGTTAACACTCGGGTCTATATATTTAGCCCGTTTACTATCAAGCAAAAAATCGGTCGGAACGTATACAGCGAGGTTTAGCTTCATTAACAGGTCGTAAATCTCGTCGTAGTCGATTGCCGTGGGTAGGTCGGTCAGCTTAGGGCGCAGTGCAAGTGGCTTAAGTCTTTCAGGAAATTTGCCAATCGCCTCCGTATTGTAGTATTTCTCTATGTGCTTGCGCGAACGAGCTATTGTCACGCTGTCGAGCATAGTAAAAAAGTCGAAGTCCAGAGAGCGCAGAAGATTTTCGGTTGTGCGCTCCTCGGGATCGAGTTTACTCCATTTATTAAAGGCAGTCTGAGCGTTGCGGAATATAACGTCAATCGGCTTTGCGGTGTCCAGTTTGTCATTTATTAGCTCTGGGTTGCCCTCATAAGCAAGTTCGAGCTGGTGCCGCAGATCAGAAAAACCATTGTTTACAGGAGTCGCCGAAAGCATAAGCACCTTTGTCTTTATGCCTTGGCGAATAACCTTGTTCAGCAATGTGAGATAACGGTTCTCTCGCTTATTATCACCACGCCCCGAATAGTCGCCGCCATTGCGGAAATTATGACTCTCATCAATGACGACAAGGTCATAATTGCTCCAATTGAGTTTCGCAAGGTCTATACTTCCAGAGAACCCTCTCTCACGGGATAAGTCGGTATGGTATAGAACGTCATACCGTAAGCGGTCTTCAGCTATAGGATTATTAAGGTAATTTTCCTTGAATGTTAGCCAGTTATCACCGAGTTTCTTTGGGCATAGTACAAGTACATTACGATTACGAAGCTCATAATACTTAATAACGGCAAGAGCAGTGAAGGTTTTACCTAAACCAACACTGTCTGCGAGAATACATCCATTGAACTTTTCAAGCTTATTGATAATAGCGAGAACAGCATCCCTCTGGAAATCGTACAGCTTTCCCCAGATTTTTGTTTCCTTAAATCCTGTAGCTTCGTTGGGCAATACATCTTCGCTAATGTCGGATAGAAATTCATTGAAAATGTTATAGATAGCGACAAAGTAAACAAACTCAGGAGAATTCTCGTTATATGCAGCAGTTATGCCCTCAATAACCTGATCGGTGACATCTTGAAGCAGATTCTTGTCATTCCAGATTTGCTCAAACATTTTGACATATTCATCTGCAAGAGGCGCATCAATTCGGTTGACAAGATTCATTATATTGTTGCCGCGTTCGCAACCCAAGTCTGAGGTCGTGAATGAATTCAATGGGGAATATGCTATTGTTTCAGAAGGCTTAACGACACTTAAAAAACTTCCCATGGTTCCGCCAGTAACATTGGAACGGAATCTAACCTTATTACGAATCCACTCAGCACACTCACGGGCAATTGCTTTCTGAGTCAGTTCATTACGAAGTTTTACTTCAAATTCCGTACCATACAGGGAACGCTCTCGGTTAAGCTGTGGAATATAAAATTCCCGCTTTTGCCTTGGGGCTTTCTCTTGCAGGAATGTTGGTGAGGTGAACACAAAGCGTAACTCATCAATACTGTTCAGTTGCTTTTTAAGCGCCTCATAAGCATATATTGAAAAACAAGCGGCAGCTATCGAAAGCTTATCACCTTTCGATATTGTTGCCGCCAAGTCATCTTTGACGGTTTTATTCACATTATCAAGGATTTGCATATATTTCCCCCTCGTTTACAATGGTTTACATTTATTTACTCAATATCAGCACTTTTACCACTATCCACCCAAGCATCTACTTCAGATATCTTAAACTTGTATTGTCTACCTATTCTGCGATAGGGGATAACACCCTTCTTAATCCAGTTGCGGATAGTGTCCTTGCTAACGCCGAGATGCTCGGCAATCTCCTCAAGGCTCGACCATTTTTCAGGTTCGTTCGTCATTATTGTTCCTCCTCTTGGAATGACCCTGTGATTCACGTGCAAAAAATACACTACGGTTATAAGGATTACCATATTTTTTAATCGAGATCATTGTTAGTAATTTGTGCAATTTATAAAAACACCGCTAAAACAAGTCAAACAGGCTACCACCTGTAGGCTTTTGCTTTGCTTGCAGCTTTTCAAGATACCTCCTCATCTCCACATATTCCTCTTTTAAGGCAAATTGGTCATTATCAAGGCAATCTAACAATTCTTTATATTCAGTTGGTTTTTTACGTACAGCTTCAACATCAAACTCGTACACCCGACCAACAATATCTGGTATACCATATTCGTTTTTATAGTCCCATCCCACATCATCAGCATCAACTAAAGTTTGACTTTCATTCTCGTCAATAACATAAACGTATTCAGTCCTAACCAACGAGTCGTAGTGTGGAAAATCATTACAATCTACTGCCCATCGTCCATTAAGCTGTTTAATAAAATCGAAAAGGTATGATTGTGGGGAATTCGATATGAATTCGTTAGTTTCACCCTTCTCATAACTCAGACTGGGATATATCGTTTCAAGGAATGTCCAGTATCCCTCCTCATCATCGCATCGCTCATAAAGTCCGGATAAAAACGGCAAAAATATGTACTCCTCTATCTTATCGGAGATCATATCGTACAGCATGTTGAAGGTCTTATCTCCATACATCCGGCTATGTCGATTCTCGAAAAAATCTCCGATACTTTCAAGGTTCTTATCCTTTTGTTTTGAAAAATATAAGGCACAGAAATACTCCTGAAACGACCGGTGAGTAAAGTGATACTTCCCACTCTCAAAGTACATAAGACACATATTGGAGCAAAGATCATATAGAAAATCGCTTGCAGTAGTTGTTCTGTCATTAGCTTTTTCCCGCTCTTTTAATAAACTGTAATACTTCACAAACTCCTCTTCAGTTAACTCGAATTTTTCATCATAATAAGATCGCGAACACAGTTCGGCAAAATAATCGGCAAATTTATCAGCGGTCAATCCAGTTTTTAGTGTGCGTTTATATGCCCCTTTGCTTGCATCATGTTTTACAGACAGGGCGGCAAAAGCCTCCCTATAAAATACGTGCATCTTTGATGGCACTTCAGCGTATTGCTCAAAAGTTAATAGCATGATGGTTAGCAGCAAAGGATTCTCGATAAAAGTGCTATGTGTGCGATATAGGTTGTCGTTTAGTTCGTTACGGAATTTTTCTTTTATAATCGGCTCATCTGGCCTAAACTCCAAGTTGTCAATCAGCTTTAATGCCTGCATTTTAGAAAAGGGTTTTAACTGCAAAACTGTAAAACGCGAATATGAAATAAATGACTGATATGGGCGTGAAGATATAACAAAACAGTTTTCCGGATACTTGTCTGTAAACACTTCTAACTCACGCTCAAACTGTTTTGCATAAGTCGATCCAATTTCATCCAACCCATCAAATAGCAAGAGGCATTTGCCTTGATTCAGCACTTCTTCAAATTGCTCTTCCGTAATTTCATTGCAAAGGCTTATGACTTTTGAAAAGACATACTCAAACAAGGTGTCAACCGTCTCATCAAAATCTTTAAGTGGAATGAAAACAGGGATCATTAGCATATCGGAATAATTCTCGACCGAGTTTAGCAGTAAATGGCGCATCATCATAGACTTTCCGAGACCGCCAGTTCCAGCAAGAATCACAAATCGCGAACATTCCAAAAGGGATTTTACGGTAACATTCCCGATTCTGGATAGTTTATATGACGTACCGAATTTCCCTGGGACAGAAATACGGCGTTCAATATCGTTGCAGACATAAAAATCATAAAACGGCTTAGGCTGATCATTGTAGAGTAACGTCTTAATCATGCTGTATTTGTCTTTAGCGTTCCGTAGATACGCTTTAAAGTTCGGTTTCGCCTTCACCGGGATTGTTTCGGTCAGTGGCTCCGATAAGAAATCCCTAAACGTTATATAACAATCCACTTCCTTTACAATTTTTCCAAATACTTCACTGGCATTATCGACTGGCAGATTTGAACTGCGCCTTATCATTATTTCTTCCCAGTCTTTGTAAAGACTCGTAATGTTGTCAATGAAAGTTTTTAATTCTCCAGCGGCACAACTTTGAGACCGTCCTAAGCGAACTGTCTCTTCAAGTGCGAGATAAAAAGCCCGCCAATCATCGCTACTTGGCTGTCTCTTTGCATTCTTACCGAGACTATCTACAATAAGGCGCATTATTTCTTCCAACTCATCAACTTGCTGGTCAAAGGAATTATCTTTTGTAACACAGTAAGGTTCCTGAGCTATAGATATATTTGAAGGAATATGAATTTCCTTAGATATATGGTCAACTATCTTAATTCTCCTCGTGTTTATCAGCCCATTTATGTAATCTGGTGTTATTCCCTTAACTGTTTCCTTGCCAACCGTATTCACTACCCCTGCGGCGACGGTATAAAGGAAAACACCTGCCAACAATTCATCCAACGCAACTTCGCCCTGTGAAAGCAGGGCGTTTTTTGTTATACCGAGGTATTTTTCAAAACTTAATTTCTTTTCATCGTCAAGGAATGAGTCCCTTTCAATAACATCAAACAAAGCGAGTACAACTCGCTCTTTTTTGTCTTCGTCAAGCAAGCACAATACATTTTCCCTAAATTTTTGCACTACGTCCTCTTTGTTAGCTTTCTGCGCAGCATTAATGACGTTGCTGATACTTTCACCAGGCTTTTTTAATGCGCCACTACCACGTCCGCTCATACGCCCACTTGAAAGATTGCCATCACAACTAATCAGTCGAGATACAGCAGTTGCATTATCGCTATTTATATATTGGCAGCCAGGGTCTACTGTCCGTGTCATCGTTCCAACAAGAATTGGATCGGTGACATTATCTAATTTGCACAAACGGAGAATCTGTGCAAACGTCCCAAAACACAGTCTTGTCATAGTTTTACTCCCTTGTAACTCATAAGCAATTCATTGTAAATACATGCAAATGAGGAGTAAACACCGCTCAATATCGACGCAAACCCCTCTGGAATTAAGCTGATGCCGGAAGCTCTGGCATCAGCTTTTTTGTTGCTTGAAATAAGAGTCGTTCCTACTAATTCCTATTTATTCACTATAACACGAACCACAAAAATTGTCAATCTATGGAGGAAATCAGTATGAAAAATCAACAACGTCACATTGAAATCAACGAACAACAAATCCCCGTCACCGAAGAAAGTTACCGTGCTTACAAGCGTCCGGCATGGGCAGAACGCAAGCGGAGGGAACGTGAAAAGCGCTGTGTTATCAGCAATGGCAAGGGCGGCACAAAACGCTGCACTGGCGACTGCAGCAAATGCGATAAGCAACGGACAGGCAGCGTCCTCTCACTGGACAAGTTCACCGAAGAGGGTTTCGATGTCGCCGACACCATTGACATCGCCGAACTCGTAGCAGACAAGCTGCTCCTGGAAGAACTGTACATAGCCCTGGAAGAACTCGACCCGGACAACCGCAGGATCGTGGAACTCTTCAGCATCGGCAAATCCGAGCGGGAAATTGCCAACGATATCGGCCTATCGCAGAAAGCCATCAATAAAAGGAAAACAAAGCTGTTCGCCCAGCTGCGCGAACGCCTCAAAGACTTTATCTGATCTTGGACTTACGCCCTCTGGTGTCCTGGGGATATCAGAGGGCAGAGCCAAAAAAGAAAATTCCTAAAACAAGTACTCAACTTTTCAACTTCTGTCCTGTGGAAGGTGAGGGAAGTGAAACAGCCCTCGGAACGGAGGTTCAAAAATGGAAACACAAGCAAAACAAACCGACATCGAATGCCGAGACCGTGAGATTGACGAGGAATTGGCGGATGTCCTCACGGCAATCAGCGTGGTGTCAAAACGCCTTGCCCGGAAGTTGACGATGCTTTCACGGCAAGACGAACAAAAGGCTGAAGGAGGAAAATCGGATGAGCAAGATGAGTGAACTGTCCCTTGCGGTAACGGAACTAAAGCGCTGCGGCGAAGCCCTTATCAGCATATCAGAGTCGCTTGCAGACTTATTCAGAGGTAATGAGGATGTCCAGGATGCGGATCAGCCAAAAGCGGAAGTCTCTGCTCCGGCTGAAAAGCCCATAACCCTTGAGGTGGTCAGGGCTGTGCTTGCGGAAAAGAGCCGTGCCGGTCATACCGCCGAAGTCCGCGCTCTGCTGGAAATGCACGGTGCCGCGAAGCTGTCGGAAATCAACCCTTCAGAATATCCGGCACTGCTTGCGGAAGCCGAGGTGCTGGGAAATGGGTAAGCATGCTCTCCTTTCCGCCTCCTCTTCCCACAGGTGGCTAAACTGCCCGCCTTCCGCAAGGCTTTGCGAGAGTTATGAGGATACGGGCAGCGATTATGCCGCCGAAGGAACGGACGCCCATGCACTCTGCGAGTATAAGTTGAAGACCGCACTCGGTATCCGTGCCAAAGACCCAACCGCCAACCTTACCTACTACAACGAAGAGATGGAGGACTGCGCCAACGGCTATGCCGCCTTCATCCTCGAAATTGTGGAAACGGCAAAGCAGACCTGCGCTGACCCGGTTGTCCTCATTGAACAGCGGCTCGACTTCTCCAAATACGTTGAGGGCGGCTTTGGCACCGGCGACTGTTTGGTTATCGCAGACGGTACGCTCCACATCGTGGACTATAAACACGGGCAAGGAGTGCTGGTAGAAGCGGAGGGCAATCCGCAAATGATACTGTACGCGTTGGGTGCTTTGGAAATCTTCGAGTGTCTCTATGATATCGATACGGTTTCCATGACCATCTACCAACCCAGGCGCGACAACGTATCCACCCATACGGTATTCAAGGAATCCTTATACCAATGGGCTGAGGAAGTCCTGAAACCGGCAGCAGAACTCGCTTACGCCGGTGACGGGAAATTTAAGTGCGGCGAATGGTGCCAGTTCTGCAAAGTAAAGCATGATTGCCGCGCCAGAGCCGAACACAACCTGGAACTCGCCAGATATGACTTCAAGCTTCCTCCTCTGCTGGAGGATGACGAGGTTGAGGATATCCTTGGCAAAATCGACGGCCTGGTCTCTTGGGCCAATGACATCAAGGATTACGCCCTGCAGGCTGCCCTTAGCGGCAAGCAGTGGAACGGGTGGAAACTGGTCGAAGGCCGCTCCAACCGCAGATACACTGACGAGGCGGCGGTAGCTGACGCAGTCAGCGCGGCGGGATTTGACCCATACGAACGCAAAGTCCTGGGCATCACCGCCATGACCTCTCTGCTTGGCAAAAAACGCTTTGAAGAAGTTCTCGGCGGTTACATTGAAAAGCCTCAAGGCAAACCAACGCTTGTGCCGGAAAGCGATAAACGCCCGGCAATCCATAATGCACAGCAAGACTTTAATGAATTTTAGGAGGAAAATCTTATGTCAAATAACACAAACAAAGTTAACGCAAATCCTATGAAGGTTATCACCGGACCCGATACTCGCTGGTCTTATGCCAACGTCTGGGAGGCCAAGTCTATTAACGGAGGCACTCCTAAGTTCTCGGTATCACTCATCATCCCCAAGTCCGACACCCGTACCATAGCAAAAATCAAGGCCGCAATTGAAGCCGCCTACCGTGAGGGTGAAGCAAAGCTGAAAGGCAACGGCAAAACCGTACCGCCCCTTTCCGCTATCAAGACACCTCTGCGCGACGGCGATACCGAACGCCCTGACGATCCTGCCTATGCCAATTCATATTTCATTAACGCCAACTCCTCGACCGCACCCGGCATTGTGGATGCCGACCGCCAGCCCATCCTTGACCGTTCCGAGGTTTACAGCGGAGTCTATGGCAGGGTAAGCATCAACTTCTATGCCTTTAACAGCAACGGAAACCGGGGCATTGCCTGCGGGCTGAACAATCTGCAGAAAATCCGCGATGGCGAACCTCTCGGCGGCAAGTCCAGGGCTGAGGACGATTTCGCCACCGAAATCGATGAGGACTTCCTTTCGTGAGGGCGCTCAGTATCGACATAGAAACGTACAGCAGTGTAGACCTCGCCAAAAGCGGGGTCTACCGCTATACGGAATCACCGGACTTTGCAGTCCTTCTCTTCGGTTATTCCGTTGATGGCGGTGAGGTTCGGGTGGTTGACCTCACGTGCGGTGAAGCAATCCCACCCGAAGTCGTCGCTGCGCTCGCAGATGAGGATGTGACAAAGTGGGCTTTCAACGCCCAGTTTGAACGCATCTGTTTGTCAAAGTGGTTAGGGTTACCCATGGGCCAATATCTTGACCCAAAGTCATGGCGCTGCACGATGGTATGGTCAGCATACATGGGCCTGCCCCTCTCCCTTGAAGGAACCGGCGCCGTCCTTGGCCTTGAAAAGCAAAAGCTCACGGAGGGCAAAGATTTAATCCGGTATTTTTCTGTGCCGTGCAAACCTGCAGTCTCCAATGGGGGCCGTACAAGGAACCTGCCAGCCCACGCCCCGGATAAATGGGCTGCGTTCAAGGCCTACAACCTTCGGGACGTTGAAACTGAAATGGCGATACAGCAGAAGCTGGCAAAGTTCCCCGTGCCGGATAGGGTTTGGGAGGAATACCGCCTCGACCAAGAGATTAACGATCGCGGCGTCTTTCTGGACATGGATTTTGTTCATAAAGCTATCGAAGCAGATACCCTCTCCCGCTCTAAACTGGCTGGCATGATGCGGGAATTGACTGAACTTGAGAATCCAAATTCCATTGTCCAAATGAAACAATGGCTTTCCAACAATGGCCTTGAAACCGACACGCTTGGCAAAAAGGCTGTGGCGGAACTTTTAAAGGCTGCATCAGAACCGCTCTGTAAGGTGCTGGAACTCAGGCAGTCACTTGCTAAGTCATCGGTCAAGAAATACACGGCTATGGAAAACGTAGTCTGTGCCGACGGGCGCGCCCGTGGGATGTTCCAGTTTTACGGCGCCAATCGAACCGGTAGATGGGCCGGCAGATTAATACAATTGCAAAACCTGCCCCAAAACCACATACCCGATCTTAAGCAGGCTCGAAGCCTCGTGCGTTCCGGCAACCTCACAGCTTTGGAAATGCTCTACGACTCCGTGCCGGAGGTACTGTCGGAACTCATCCGTACCGCCTTTGTGCCTAAAGATAACTGTAAATTCATAGTGGCGGACTTCTCGGCAATTGAAGCAAGGGTCATTGCATGGCTGGCGGGCGAAAAATGGCGGCAGGAAGTCTTTGAGTCCGGCGGTGATATCTACTGCGCTTCCGCTTCCCAGATGTTCCACGTTCCCGTAGAAAAAAACAGTGTCAACGGCCACCTGCGGCAAAAAGGCAAAATCGCAGAACTCGCCCTCGGATACGGCGGATCAGTCGGTGCTCTCAAAGCTATGGGCGCATTGGAGATGGGGCTTGAAGAGGAAGAACTTCAACCACTTGTTTCCGCCTGGAGATCATCTAACCCCAATATCGTGAGGCTCTGGTGGGATATTGACCGTGCCGCTATGAAGGCGGCCAAGGATCGCACCGCTACGGAAGCACACGGTATCCGCTTTTCCTATCAGAGCGGAATGCTCTTTATAACTCTCCCCTCCGGCAGACGCCTTGCCTATGTAAAGCCGCGTATCGGCGAGAACCGATTTGGATCAGACTGCATCACCTACGAAGGCGTCGGCAGTACAAAGAAATGGGAACGGATTGAAAGCTATGGCCCGAAACTCACGGAAAATATCGTGCAGGCCACGAGCCGGGACATCCTCTGCTACGCCATGCTGAATCTTAGGCATTGCTCCATCGTGATGCACGTCCACGATGAGATTGTTATCGAAGCTGATCATCGGATGTCCACCGAGGCTGTATGCAAGCAAATGGGGCAAACTCCGCCCTGGGCAAAAGGCCTTTTACTTCGGGCGGACGGATACGAAACAGATTTCTATAAAAAGGACTGACAGAAAAGTACTCAAAAACCTCTTTCCTGTCCTGTGGATGTTAGAAGGCAATGATGCCTTCAAGATTGGAGGGAAACAGATGAAGGAATTAATCCCAAAGGATAAGTACGGTGTTTTCGCCGATACCAATGACACTGCAAGGGTTGACAGCCTGTTTGTTGCTCAGTTTTTTGAGAAGGAACATTTTCATGTCCTTCGTGATATCGCGAAAATCACTGACACCAAATCTGGATTGAGTGAGGAATTTACTGAATCCAATTTTGAGCTGACCTATTATAAGGACAGAACCGGAAGGAAACTACCTTGTTACGCAATGACCCGCGACGGTTTCACCATGCTGGTCATGGGATACACGGGGCAGAAAGCAATGAGGTTCAAGGAGCTGTATATCAGGCGCTTTAATGAGATGGAACAGTTCATCAAAACGCTTGTCACCGCCCGTAAGGAATTCCCGTTGCTGACCGAAAATATCAAGCTGCTGCATGAAAACCCCAAACCATACCACTTCAGCAACGAGTGCGACATGATAAACCGCATTGTTACCGGGATGTCGGCAAAGCAGTTCAGGCAGGCACACGGCCTTGAAAAAGGCACCAGTATCCGTCCTTATCTGACGGACGAACAGGTCAGGATGATGGAAACGCTGCAGAAGGTTGATATCGGCTTGCTGGTTGCCGTACCGGATTACGAACAGCGCAAGCGCCATCTGGAATGGTATAAGCTGAAGCTGCTCGAAAAGCCCGCGTGAAAGTGAGGTCGACCTATGAGCATCAATAAATTCAACTCTGAAGGCTACTTTGACCCCACCGCTTATGAAGCCTTGACAGCTGTAGAGCAAGAGGAAAAAGCCGCAAAAGCCTTCCGCCCCTTGTATATATTTGTTCCCCTTATTCCGGGGATGTCGAAAGCAATATCAAGTCGGCCAGACGGTACAGCCGGTTTGCGGTTGAAATGGGATATATCCCTTTCACACCGCACTTGCTTTACCCTCTATTTTTAGATGACGATAACCCGGCTGAACGCAGCCTGGGTTTACTCTTTGGCAATGTACTTATGTCAAAATGCGCAGAGGTCTGGGTGTTTGGCAGCTATATCTCCTCCGGTATGAATGCTGAGATTGAGAGAGCCAAGCGGAAGAAATACACCATCAGATATTTTTCTGATGACTGCAAGGAGGTCTCAGAATGAAGATTTCGTACGGCAACAGCCGCATGGATAAAAAGTGGAAAAACAGCGACATCTCCTGGGATGACTTTTGCACACGGGTTAGTTCCACTGTCCGCACCACGGAAACCGTGGAGGAATACCGAAAGCTGAAGAAAGGCCAGCAGGACGTTATCAAAGATGTCGGCGGCTATGTGGCCGGCCACCTTAAGGCAGGCCGCCGCAAAAAGGGATTTGTACTCTGCCGCTCCATGATCCTTCTGGACATGGACTACGGCACCCCGGGCATTTGGGATGAAGTCATTATGAAGTTCGACTTTAGGTGCTGTGCCTACTCCACCCATAAGCATACCCCTGAAAAGCCTCGTATCCGCCTTGCCATTCCGCTCACCCGCGACATAAGCGAAGCCGAATACCCCGCTGTAGCTCGGATGGCAGCAAAGGACATTGGAATCGACCTTTTTGACGATACGACCTATGAGGCACACCGGCTCATGTACTGGCCGTCCACCTCTATGAACGGAGAGTTCTGGTTCCGGAAAAAGGATGGCAGCGACCTTAACCCGGACGTCTACCTTACTCGCTATGACGATTGGCAAGATGAGTCCACTTGGCCGCGCTCCAGCCGCCAATCCGAGGTAGTGAGAAGCAGTGCCGCCGAAGCAGGGAATCCGCTCACCAAGCCGGGCATCATCGGGGCGTTTAACCGAGCCTATACCGTTGAGGAGGCAATCGAAGCCTTCCTCTACGATGTGTATGAGCCATCCGCCATGAACGGCAGATACGACTATATACCCGCCGACAGCAGCGCGGGCGTGGTTATCTACGACAGCGTGTTCGCATACAGCCATCACGCCACCGACCCAGCCTGCGGAAAACTGCTGAATGCTTTTGACCTGGTACGGCTCCATAAATTCCGTGGCCTTGACGACAAGTCCGCCGAAGATACCCCGGTGAGCAAGCTGCCATCCTTTAAGGCAATGACGGAGCTTGCGGTAAATGATGAGCGTGTGAAGCTCCTATTGGCAGAAGAACGCCGGGCGCAGGCATCGGCCGAATTTGCCGAGGATGATACGGACTGGGAGAAAAACCTCGAGTATGAACCGCGCTCCACAGTGCTTAAAAACTCCCTTGGCAACCTTCTGCTCATCCTGAAAAACGACCCAAAGCTGCAAGGCATCCGATATAACCGCCTTGCGAACCAGATTTACGGCGATGACGCCCTACCGTGGGAACGTCCGTACCAGGCATGGCGGGATGCGGATATGGCGCAGCTTGTGGCTTATGTGGATAAAACCTATGGCACGTTTTCATCCCGCAACTATGAGCTTGCGCTCACTAAGGCTGCGGACGACCGTGCCTATCATCCTATCCGCGATTACCTCGACAACCTGCCCGAATGGGATGGCACCAAACGGGTGGAAACCTTGCTCGTCCAGTATTTTGGCGCGGAGGATACGGAGTATACCAGGATGGTCACCCGCAAAACCCTCGCGGCGGCGGTGGCCCGCATCTATCAGCCAGGCATTAAGTTCGATTCCATGCTGGTCCTAAACGGCAAGACCGACCTTGGCAAGTCCACCTTCTTTGCCCGGCTTGCCGGAGAATGGTTTTCCGACAGCCTGAACTTTACCGATATGGGCAAAGGCAAAGATGCCGCAGAGAAAATCCAGGGTGTCTGGATTGTAGAAATCCCCGAACTGGCAGGCCTGTCAAAAATGGACGTCAACAACATTAAAGGCTTCCTCTCCCGTCAGGATGACCAGTACCGCCCTCCTATGGGCGAACAGTCGAAAGCCATCCACGCCAATGTATTATCGTAGGTTCCACAAATGCGGAAAACGCGGGGTTCCTGCGTGACACCACCGGAAACCGCCGATTTTGGGTAGTGCGTGTCTGGGGCGGCAGCAAAAAAGGCTGGGATCTGCCCGAAAGCGATGTGCCTCAAATATGGGCGGAAGCAAAGCACTACTGGATGCAGGGCGAAAAGCTTTATCTGGAAGGCAGTGCGGCAGAACAGGCAAAAGCTGAGCAGACCACGGCCCTTGAAGCTGATGAACGCGAGGGCGTGGTCCGCGAGTACCTCGATATGCTCCTTCCGGAGAACTGGTATGACATGGATTTGTACAGCCGGAAGCATTACTTTTCCTCGGACGACCCATTGCAGCCGGAAGGCAAAATTAAGCGCGAGCATGTCAGCAATATGGAAATTTGGTGCGAATGCTTCGGCAATGACCGAGGCAAGTTCGAGCGTCAGGCTGACAGCTACAAAATCAAGCTGATTATGCAAAGGATTGGCGGCTGGGTATATTCCGGCCAGAAAAAGAAAATCAAGGGCTATGGCGCCCAGTATGTGTGGGTACGGGTCTCAGATGAAAACACAACCCCTCAATCTCGGAACCTCTTAGAACCTTGATATATCAATGCTTTTCCCAAGGGTTCCATAGTTCCAATATAAATAAAGAATTATGGATATAGGAAAAGAGCTGGCATGTGTACCCGCGAATACGCGCGTATAGGCTATATGGAATTCTTGGTTCCCTTGGAACTTTGGAACCCCGGAAAAGGCAGAAAGGACTTGTATGAGAGAAAAAACGATAGAATCAAAACTCAAAAGCACAGTCAAATCAATGGGCGGCATCGCCCTGAAGCTGGTCTCACCGGGTTTCGATGGGGTGCCCGACCGCTTAGTGCTGCTCCCCCATGGGAAGCTGGCATTCATAGAACTCAAGGCACCTGGGAAACGGCCGCGCCCTTTGCAGGAAAAACGAAAAAGACAACTGGAAGCGTTAGGCTTTTTAGTATTCTGCATTGACGATACCGAACAGATTGGAGGGATACTCGATGAAATACAGTCCTCATGACTATCAAACCTATACGACCAATTTCATACTGGAGCATCCCATCTCAGCGGTATTTCTGGATATGGGGCTTGGCAAAAGCGTTATTACCCTTACCGCCATCTTCGGCCTTGCCCTTGACAGCTTCCTTATCCGCAAAGTGCTGGTTATCGCCCCGCTGCGAGTCGCACGGGATACATGGCCCGCTGAAATCGAAAAGTGGGATCACCTAAAAGGCCTGACCTACTCCGTGGCTGTCGGCACGGAGCAGGAACGAAGACTTGCGCTTATGCAAAACGTTGATGTGTACCTCATCAACCGTGAAAACGTAGACTGGCTTGTAAACAAGAGCAATCTGCCTTTCGACTACGACATGGTGGTGGTTGATGAGCTTTCCTCCTTCAAGGCATACGGTTCAAAGCGGTTCAAGGCACTGCGCCGTGTCCGTCCGAAGGTAAAGCGCATCGTGGGGCTAACAGGCACCCCTTCCGGCAACGGCCTTATGGATTTATGGGCTGAAATCGGCATTCTCGACATGGGCCAGCGGCTTGGTCGATTCATCACCCATTACCGCAACAGCTTCTTTAGCCCGGATAAGCGCAATCAGCAGATTATTTTCAGCTATAAGCCGCTTCCCGGGGCGGAGGACGAGATTTACCGCCGCATTTCCGACATCACCATAAGCATGAAAAATACAGACTACCTCAAGATGCCGGAATGCGTGATAAACGAGATCCCCGTGCAGCTGTCGGAAAAAGAGAGAAAGGTTTACGACACCATGAAGCGGGATCTTGTTCTTTCACTGGAAGGACAAGAAATTGATGCCGGAAGCGCCGCAAGCCTGTCGAACAAGCTGCTGCAGATGGCCAATGGCGCCGTTTATGCCGATGATGGCTCAGTTGTCATTATCCACGACCGTAAACTGGATGCCTTAGAAGATATCCTTGAAGCCGCCAACGGCAAGCCCGTTCTGATCGCCTACTGGTATAAGCATGATCTTCAGCGGATACTTAAACGTTTTCCCACCGAGCGGCTTGACAGTATCGATTCCATCAAGCGATGGAATGACGGAGAAATCCCAGTTGCGGTTATCCACCCCGCTTCGGCAGGTCACGGTTTGAACCTGCAGACCGGTGGTTCCACCCTGGTATGGTTTGGGCTGACATGGTCGTTGGAACTCTACCAGCAGACTAATGCCCGGCTCTGGCGGCAAGGGCAAAAAGATACCGTGGTCATCCACCACATCATCACCAAGGGTACGATTGACGAACAAGTTATGAAAGCGTTACGGCTCAAAGACAAAACCCAGGCCGCTTTGATTGATGCGGTCAGGGCAAACCTTGAAAAGGAGGCTGGCATATGATCGCACTAAAATATATCAATAAGAACGCCGCTACGGTAGCCGCCATACGCGACTATGAAAACATGCGGTTTATTATCAACAACACACCACAAGAAATCAAGGACGTGTATGAGCAAATGGCTTCACCCAGAGGACCCAAACTGACCGGGCTGCCGTCCGCAAGGAACCCCAGGCGGGAGCCGACAAGCTGGCCGCGCAGATTGACAAGTTGGACATCCTGCGGGAACGCTACAGCCAAGCGATAGAGTACATGGCGTGGTTTGAGCCTGCGTGGTCGAGCATGACCGATACCGAACAGCATATCCTATCGGAATTCTACATGGGTGATAACCGGAAGTCCGGCGCAACCTACCGCCTGATGAGTGAACTCAGCTACAGCGAACGGAAGATTGAGCAGATGCGCAGCGATGCCCTAAAACACCTGCGGATTCTTCTCTTCGGATAAATTGTGCGGAATTCATGCGGTTTGTTTGCAGACGGGCATTGTATAATGGTATCATCGAAAACTGTGACAAGAGCCTTCACGGGGAAACCCGCGGGGGCTTTTTGTTTGCCCGAAGCGAGGTGACCCGATGCCATACAAACCAAAGCGGCCATGTTCCTACCCCGGCTGCCCCAAGCTGACAGACGGCAGATTCTGTGAGGAACACGCCAAAGAAGAAGCAAAACGATACGAACGCTACCAGCGCGACCCCGCCGTAAGGAAACGCTACAACCGGACGTGGAAACGTATCCGTGACCGCTATATCGCAGCCCACCCGCTTTGCGAGCAATGCGAGAAGCAAGGACGGATCACCCCCGCCGAGGAAGTACACCACATCAAGCCGCTGTCCCAAGGCGGCACCAATGACATGGGCAACCTTATGTCTTTATGTACACCCTGCCACTCCGAGATTACTGCCCGTGAAGGTGGACGCTGGGGACGGTAGGGGCGGTCGAAATCTCTGTGGCTCTTCTCCCGTGCAACGGGCGTGGGGTCACGCGCGAAAAAATACCGGTTCAAACGGGGGATTAACCCCGCCACAGCAAGGAGGTGAAGCACGTGGCAAAAGACGGAACAAATAGAGGCGGCCGCCGCGTGCGCGCCGGGGACAAACCGCAGCCCCTTGCAGATAAAATCACGGCCGGAAAAGCCGCCCGCATTTTAGAAGCACCGGATCTGCAGCCCGAGTCGATGCTCGAAGCAAGCGACCTTGACGACGCAGTGGATCTATATGGCGAAGACATGCCGGAGCCGAGCGATTACCTCAGAGCAAGGCAAAAAGACGGAAAACCTCTGGGCGCGGATGTGCTTTTTATTGAAACTTGGAAATGGCTCAAGGAACGCGGGTGTGAGAAATTCGTGAACCCCAGGCTGATTGAAGCCTATGCACAGGCATTTACGCGATACATCCAATGTGAGGAAGCCATCAGCCTGTACGGTCTGCTTGGAAAGCACCCAACCACCGGCGGTGCGATAGCAAGTCCGTTTGTGCAGATGAGCCAATCGTTTCAGAAGCAGGCCAATCTCATCTGGTATGAGATTTTTGACATAGTTAAGCAAAACTGCACCACGGCTTTCGTTGGCAATCCGCAGGACGATATCATGGAAGCACTGCTGTCGGGCAGGAAAGGACGGTAACGGAACATGAAAACAACCGAACGTTTTGAAAAAGTAAATATAGACCGGCTGATACCATATGCAAGGAACGCCCGCACCCACAGTAAGGAGCAGATTCTCCAGCTTCGGGCGAGTCTGCGGGAGTTTGGCTTCGTCAATCCCGTCATCGTGGACAAAGAGCTAAACATCATTGCCGGGCATGGCCGTGTCCTCGCCGCTAAAGAGGAAGGCATCGCCGAAGTTCCCTGTGTGTTTGCCGAACATCTAACGGAAGCACAAAAGCGTGCGTATATCATCGCCGACAACCGTCTTGCCCTGAACGCTGGCTGGGATGCCGAGATGCTGTCGGTAGAGCTTTCAGAATTACAGGGTGTCGATTTCGATGTGTCGCTCTTGGGCTTTGACGAGGCTGAACTAAACAAACTGCTGGGCGGTATTGAGGATGTAAAAGACGATGACTTCAATGTAGACGATGAGCTTTCAAAGCCTGCCGTCACTAAACCGGAAGACCTATGGCTGCTCGGACAGCACCGCCTCGTATGTGGCGACACCACGAAGGCCGAAACCTTTAATCTGCTCATGGACGGCAAACTGGCTAACCTCGCGGTGACCGACCCGCCGTATAACGTTAACTATGAAGGCTCGGCTGGCAAAATCAAAAACGACAACATGGCTGATGAAAAGTTTTATCAGTTTCTGCTGGACGCGTTCACCCTCACCGAAAAGGCGATGGCAAAGGATGCGTCTATTTATGTGTTCCACGCGGATACAGAAGGGCTAAACTTCCGGCGGGCATTTGATGCTGCTGGCTTCTACCTCTCCGGTACATGTATCTGGAAGAAGCAGAGCCTCGTGCTTGGCCGATCACCGTATCAATGGCAGCATGAACCGATCCTGTTCGGCTGGAAGAAGTCAGGCAAGCACGCCTGGTACTCCGACCGCAAGCAGTCAACCATTTGGGAGTTCGATAAGCCCAAGAAGAATGCTGACCATCCGACGATGAAACCGGTGCCGCTGGTAGCCTACCCTATACTTAACTCCAGCATGACGGGCTGTATTGTTCTTGACCCCTTCGGCGGAAGCGGTTCAACATTGATCGCCTGTGAGCAGACCGGGCGAATTTGCTATACCGTTGAACTGGACGAAAAGTATTGCGATGTAATTGTAAAGCGGTACATTGAACAGGTTGGTGGTTCAGATAATGTGTTTCTCATCAGGAATGGCGAAAAAGTACATTTCGCAGATGTGGAGGTAGCTGCCAATGAATAGACAGCTTACCCTCGGCTCCCTCTTTGACGGCTCTGGCGGTTTCCCGCTCGGAGCCGTTTTAAACGGCATTATTCCCGTGTGGGCAAGTGAAATTGAGCCTTTCCCAATACGGGTAACTACCAAACGGCTGCCTTTTATGAAGCACTACGGCGATATCAGCAAAATCGATGGAGCAAAAATTGAGCCGGTCGATATCATCACCCTCGGCTCACCCTGCACCGACATGTCGGTTGCTGGAAAACGCGCCGGTCTGGACGGGACACAATCCGTCCTTTTTTATGAGGCTGTTCGAATCATCAAAGAAATGAGGTGTGCGACTAATGGCCACTATCCAAGATTTATATTGTGGGAAAACGTGCCGGGCGCGTTCTCCTCAAACAAGGGCGAGGACTTCAGGGCAGTGCTCGAAAGCATCATCCAAATCGCAGAGCCGGATGCCAAGGTGCCTGCGCCTGACAAGAACGGATGGCCTTACACCGACATTCTCGTGGGTGACGGATGGAGCGTTGCTTACAGGACTGTTGACGCTCAATTCTTCGGAGTCGCCCAACGGCGCAAAAGAATCTACCTTGTCGCGGATTTTGGAAGCGAACGCGCCGGAGAGGTTCTTTTTGAGTCCGAAGGCATGTCAAGGGATTTTACGCCGTGCTTCCCTGCGGGGCAAGCACCTTCCCGAAGTCCTGCGGATTGCTTTAGAGCACCAGTCTGTGTCCTAAACGATATGGGCGGCTCCTTTATGTCTATCACGGAAGAAAAGACCGCCACCCTACGCGCCGAGGAACATGGGCACCAGCCCATCGTATTTGAGCCTGGCGCGGCTTCAAGAATCGGCGGCCATGTCTGGGAAGGATTCGCCGGTGCGCTTCGCGCCGATGCCGGTGATAATCAGGCCGTGGTCGTTATCGAAAACCATCCCGCCGACAGCAGGCTGAAACTGGATGAGAGCGGCAAAGTCCAGACACTGACTTCCCGAATGGGGACGGGCGGCGGCAATGTTCCGCTGACACTTATGCCGAAAGTCTACGGCATCTGCTCAAAGGACTCCAATGCAATGAAGTCGGCGAACCCACACAGCGGAATCTATGAAGCAAAAACTTCACGTACCCTTGACGCAAACGGCGGTAACCCGGCTTGCAATCAGGGCGGCATCGCTGTCTGTATCCAGGGGTCTATGATAGGCCGGGAGGATAAAAACGGTCCTCGGGGCTATGGTGTGAACGAGGATGTATCGTTTACCCTCAACACCTGTGATAAGCACGCTGTTGCCTATTCCATGACAACCGGCGGTTTCGCTGATATATATGAGGAAAAGGCGTCGACACTTATGGCGCGGGACTATAAAGACCCGCAGTTTGTTGTCCGACCACAGTACATCGTTCGCAGACTTACGCCGCTCGAATGCGCCCGCTTGCAAGGCTTCCCCGACTGGTGGTGTGATGGGCTTGAAACACCTCAACCTACGGAGGAGGAAATCGTCTGGTGGTCTGAGGTGTTCGAGACCCATCGCCGAATCACTGGTTCTCCCTCAAAGCCCAAAAGCCGTAGCCAGATTGTGAAGTGGCTGCATAACCCATATACGGACAGCGCGGCTTACAAGATGTGGGGCAACGGCGTAGCCCTGCCGTGCGTTTGTTTCGCTATGCGCGGAATCGCGGAATTAGTGCAGTCCGACGTGCAGTAATTCCCGCTCATTTCTCGGATTAACAGCTTGCTATTCCACAGCTTTAGAGTGATATATGTAATCACCAAAGGCTAAGGAGGCTTATCAAATGGAAATCAGATTTAATGTTACAGGAACCAGGCGCAAGGAGCTGCTCGAAGCGGCAAGCGGGATTCTCGGTTGGGCTCCAGTCTACAAAGGAGCACCCAGCTTCGCCTATGTGGTAGCAAACGTCATCATCAGTAAGGACGGAACCCTCTCCTTTGATGAACGCACCGACGAGTCAGCCGCAAGGAGACTTCTGGAGGGTTTACACGCGGCGGGTTTTGTTTCACAGGACCCAGAAACTGGGATGCCCTACGATATTGAGGAAGTCATGGAGGAATTCCGACGGGGGCCGGTCGAGATTTACATTCCCGAACTGGCACCCTGCAGAAACCCCGACCACGACTACTACGCGGAAGGGCCTTCTGAAAGGGATATTCCCGATACGCTGACGATAGAAATCCCGCTGGATGGTTTCACCCAAGCGGCGCTCGAAAACCTTGATCGGCTTATCGCCAGCAAGGCATCGCTTATCAAAAAGGCCATTGGTACCGATGAACTTCCAGTCGAGCGGACGGAAACAACGCTCAGATTCCCCTGGTTCCGCTTCGGAATCGAACCAGAAGAAGTCAATGCCTACTCCCGCTTCATTGGCGCCCTCTGTGCGGCGGCAAAGGAGCAGCATCGGGTAACCGCCAAGGAAAAGTCTGTCGAGAATGAGAAGTTCGCCTTCCGTGTGTTCCTCATCAGGCTGGGCTTTGTGGGCGACGACTATAAGACGGCGCGGAAAATCCTGCTCAGGAACCTATCGGGCAACAGTGCCTTTAAGAACGGTGCGCCGCCGAAAACCACGGAGGTAGCAGCCGATGAATAAGTTCCCTTCAAAGGAGACCGTGGAGCGGCTCCGAAAACAATACCCTTCGGGCACACGTGTGGAACTGGTGTGGATGAATGACCCCTACTCCAAGCTGAAACCGGGCGACAAAGGAACCGTGGACTTCGTGGACGACACGGGTACGATTTTCTGCTCTTGGGATAACGGCTCCACCCTCGGAGCTGTGTACGGAGAGGATGTAGTCAAGAAGCTGTAAGACGCCCGGTTTAGCAAAGATACACCCATATATTGATGTAATTTTTCGAGCCGAATTTGCTTGATATATCAAGCCTTTAGAGTGATATATGTACATGCCGAAAGGCACAAAACATACACACTCAGGAGGAAAACCACAGTGTTTACAAACAGATTTGGGATTGAGATTGAGTTCACAGGCATCACAAGAAACGAAGCGGCAAAGGTTGCGGCCGAATACCTCGGCGCCACGGTTGCCAGTACGGGCGACTACTACGATACAAAAAAGGTCACAACTTCGGACGGCCGAGTTTGGAAGATAATGAGCGACGGCAGTATCAACTGCCAAAAGAAAAACGGCCGCCAGAAGATAGCCGCCACCAGGGAGCACAGTGTCGAACTGGTCAGCCCCATCCTCACCTACCGCGAGGATATCGAAACCTTGCAAGAACTGGTGCGAAGGCTGCGCAAGGCTGGTGCCTTCACCAACAGCAGCTGCGGGATTCACATTCACCTCGATGGTTCAAATCACACACCGAGGAGCATACGCAACTTCGTGAACATCATCGCCAGCAAGAACGACCTTTTTTATAAGGCCCTGCAGATAGCGCCGGAGCGGATGAGCTACTGCAAGAAGATGGACGCCCTTCTGGTCGACAAGATGAACCGCCGTAAGCCCAAGACCATGCGGGCGATTGAGGAGCTTTGGTACGAAGGCTACAGTGAGAGCCGCGACAGGCATTACCACCACAGCCGCTACCACTTCCTGAACCTGCACAGCTTTTTTACGGGCAACCACACGGTGGAACTGAGGGGCTTCAACAGCGAGCTTCATGCCGGAAAGGTCAGAAGCTACGTGGTCTTGGCCCTGGCCCTCAACCACCAAGCCCTGACACAGAAATGCGCATCGGCAAAGAAGCCGCAGACTGAGAACGAAAAGTTCGCCATGAGGACTTACTTAAACCGCATCGGCTTCATCGGCGAGGAGTTTGCAAACTGCCGCGAACACCTGACCGCCCATCTGGACGGCTCGGCGGCATGGCGATTTCGGGCGGCCTGAACCGCCCGAGAAGCCGAAACCCTAAGAAGGAGGACATAGAGAACAATGGATAAGAGATTGTACATCGCCTACGGCTCAAACCTGAATATAGCACAGATGGCGAATCGGTGCCCCACCGCGAAGGTGGTTGGCGCCAGCGAAATGAAAAATTGGCGGCTCCTGTTCCGGGGAGCACACGCGGGTGCCGTGGCCACGGTAGAACCTTACAAAGGCGGCAGCGTTCCCGTATTAGTCTGGGAACTGACGCCCGCAGACGAGGCGGCGCTTGACCGTTACGAAGGCTGGCCCTTCCTCTACCGTAAGGAAACAGTGAAAGTGAAACTGGACGGCAAGACCGTAAAGGCTATGGTTTACGTTATGAACGAGGGCAGGCCTCTGGGCCAGCCAAGCTGCTATTACTATACCACCATATTGGAGGGTTACAAGGACGCGGGCTTCGATTTGGATATCCTGCGCCAGGCTACCTCCGACTCGGTGGAGACTGAAGGTGTCACTTATGACTGAGAAAATAAAAGAGCAAATTCTCGCCATACGGGAAAGCGGCGTCACGAATATGTTTGATGTGAACCGCGTCCAGTACGAGGCCAACAAGCGAGGCTTCTACGAACTGGTGGTGTTCCTTATAGACCACAGGGCTGAATATTGCCGCTTCATCCTGACCGGCGAGTCAGAGGAAACTGATTAAACAAACAGGCATGCAAAAGGAAAGGGCTTCTACGGAGGCTCTTTCCTTTTGCCCATTTTTGCAAAGGAGGTGGTGCCCATGCGAAAACTTAAGAAATACAAGCCGACCACCTTCATGGCCGAGGGATCTTGCTATGACAAAAACGCAGCTGACTACGCCGTGTCCTTTATAGAGGCTCTCTCCCATACAAAAGGTTCCTGGGCGGGAAAGCCGTTTGAACTCATTGACTGGCAGGAGCAGATTGTCCGTGACATATTTGGAATTCTCAAACCTAACGGGTACCGCCAGTTCAACACAGCGTATGTGGAGATTCCCAAAAAGCAAGGCAAATCGGAACTTGCAGCAGCCATTGCGCTGCTTCTGACCTGCGGCGATGGCGAAGAACGTGCCGAGGTGTATGGCTGCGCGGCTGACCGCCAGCAGGCATCCATCGTATTCGAGGTGGCAGCAGACATGGTACGCATGTGTCCGGCGCTATCCCGGCGCGTCAAGCTGCTCTCTTCCACCAAGCGGCTGATATATCTTCCAACCAACAGTTTCTACCAGGTGCTGTCTGCGGAAGCGTACTCCAAGCACGGCTTCAATATCCATGGCGTGGTGTTTGACGAACTGCATACCCAGCCCAACCGCAAGCTGTTTGACGTTATGACGAAAGGCTCCGGCGATGCCCGTATGCAGCCGCTGTATTTCCTCATCACTACAGCGGGATCTGATACGCAGAGCATCTGCTATGAAACACATCAGAAAGCGCTGGATATCCTCGAAGGCCGAAAACACGATCCCACTTTCTACCCGGTGATCTACGGAGCCAAGGAAGACGATGACTGGACAGACCCAAAGGTATGGAAGAAAGCCAATCCCTCCCTTGGCATCACGGTCGGCATTGATAAGGTTCGGGCCGCCTGCGAGAGCGCAAAGCAGAACCCAGCCGAAGAAAACAGCTTCCGGCAGCTCCGGCTCAATCAATGGGTTAAGCAGTCCGTCCGTTGGATGCCGATGGTGAAATGGGATGCCTGCGCATTTCCGGTGGACGCTGAAAGCCTTGAGGGGCGTATCTGCTATGGCGGGCTTGACCTTTCCTCCACCACGGACATAACAGCCTTCGTGCTGGTATTCCCGCCGCTGGATGAGGAAGGCAAATATGAAATCCTGCCGTTCTTTTGGATACCGGAGGAAAATATTGACCTGCGTGTCCGGCGTGACCATGTACAGTACGACCTTTGGGAGAAGCAAGGCTTTTTGAAAACCACCGAAGGCAACGTTGTGCATTATGGGTACATCGAGCGTTTCATTGAGGAACTCGGCGAGAAATATAACATCCGTGAGATCGCCTTTGACCGGTGGGGCGCCGTTCAGATGGTTCAGAACTTAGAGGGGCTGGATTATACGGTCGTCCCATTTGGTCAGGGCTTCAAAGATATGTCTCCTCCGACAAAAGAGCTTATGAAGCTGACGCTGGAAGAAAGAATCGCCCACGGCGGGCATCCCGTCCTACGGTGGATGATGGATAACATCTTCGTCAAGACCGACCCTGCAGGCAATTTAAAGCCGGATAAGGAAAAAAGCACCGAAAAAATAGACGGTGCAGTGGCAACGATTATGGCGCTCGACCGGGCCATCCGCTGCGGAAATGGCAACGGCGGCGAGTCGGTGTACAACGAAAGGGGGTTATTGATACTATGAGTATATTTTCAGGCCTGTTCCGCTCAAGGGATAAGCCCCAAAACCGTGTGGGCGGAGCGTTCTCTTTCCTATTCGGGAGCACGTCCAGCGGCAAAACGGTCAATGAACGGACTGCCATGCAATCGACTGCGGTGTATGCCTGTGTGAGGATATTGGCCGAATCAATCGCCGGACTGCCGCTGCATGTTTACCGGTACCGCATAGACGGCGGCAAAGAACGTGTCGCACAACATCCGCTCTACTATCTGCTTCATAATGAACCTAATCCTGAGATGACTTCATTCGTGTTCCGTGAAACGCTGATGAGTCATCTTTTGCTTTGGGGCAATGCCTACGCGCAGATTGTTCGGAACGGCCGCGGGCAGGCTGTCGCGCTTTACCCACTACTGCCCAATAAGATGGATGTCAGCCGTGCTCCAAACGGCGAACTGGTCTACACCTATTACCGGGATGCTGACGAAAGCGGCCTAAAGCCGAAAGGCGGCTATGTAACGCTCCGAAAGGATGAAATTCTCCACATCCCCGGCCTTGGTTTTGACGGTCTCATTGGCTACAGCCCCATCGCTATGGCGAAAAATGCCATTGGCATGTCGCTGGCTACTGAAGAGTATGGCGCAGCATTCTTTTCAAATGGGGCCAATCCCGGCGGTGTTTTGGAGCATCCCGGTGTCATCAAGGATATACAGCGGGTAAAGGACAGCTGGAACAGCGCCTACCAAGGCAGTGCTAACGCCCACCGTGTGGCGGTTTTAGAGGAAGGCATGAAGTTTCAGGCCATTGGCATACCGCCGGAACAAGCCCAGTTTCTGGAGACACGGAAATTTCAAATCAATGAAATCGCCCGTATCTTCCGTGTACCGCCCCACATGGTGGGTGATCTTGAGAAGTCCAGCTTCTCCAACATTGAGCAGCAGTCGCTGGAGTTCGTTAAATATACACTCGATCCATGGGTTGTGCGCTGGGAACAGAGCCTTCAGCAGTCGCTTATCCTGCCCTCCGAGAAACCTTCGCTGTTCATCAAGTTCAATCTTGACGGCCTGCTTCGCGGCGATTACCAAAGCCGCATGAACGGGTACGCATTCGGTCGGCAGAACGGCTGGCTGTCGGCAAATGATATCCGTGAATTGGAAGACATGAACCGCATCCCTGCCGAGGAAGGCGGCGACCTGTATCTGGTCAACGGCAATATGCTCCCGCTTTCACAGGCGGGCAATTTTTATCAGAAGGAGGCTAACGGCCAATGAGAAAATTCTGGAACTGGGTGCGGGATTCCGATGAGGAGCGCACCCTTTATCTGAACGGAGTAATATCCGAGGAGACCTGGTGGGGTGACGAGGTCACTCCGAAGCAGTTCAAAAACGAACTGCAGGCAGGCTCAGGCAACATTACGGTGTGGATTAACTCTCCCGGCGGTGATGTGTTCGCGGCTGCGCAAATCTACAATATGCTGATGGACTACACCGGAAAAGTCACCGTAAAGATTGACGGGCTGGCGGCAAGTGCGGCTTCTGTCATCGCAATGGCGGGCGGCGACGTATATATGTCCCCCGTGTCCATGCTTATGATTCATAACCCCTCCACCATTGCCATCGGCGACAGTGAGGAAATGCTGCGAGCAAAGGCTCTATTGGATGAAGTCAAGGAGAGCATCATCAATGCTTATGAACTGAAGTCAGGGCTTTCCCGCGCAAAACTCTCGCATCTCATGGATGCGGAGACGTGGATGAATGCGAATAAGGCCATTGAGCTTGGTTTTGCAGACAAAATCATGTTTATGGAGAGTGAGCCGCCTGATTCGGAGGATAGTCTTATTTTCAGCCGTATGGCGGTCACTAACTCACTTATTCGCAAGCTGCCAAAACAACAACCGAAAAAAGGCACCCCGATAGAGTCGCTGGAAAAGCGGCTCTCTTTAATTTCTCACTAAATTGAAGGAGGAAAATACAATGAGCAAGATTTTGGAACTGCGCGAAAAGCGCGCTAAAGCGTGGGACGCGGCAAAAGCATTCCTCGATGCAAAGCGTGGCGGTGACGGACTTTTGTCCGCCGAGGATACCGCTGCCTACGAGAAGATGGAAAGCGATGTTGTGGCACTGGGCAAGGAAATCGAGCGCCTTGAACGCCAGGCCGCCATCGACCTTGAACTCTCTCATGCAACCAGAGATCCAATAACCAATACACCTTCCAAAGGCGCCGAGGAAAAAACCGGCCGTGCGTCCGCCGAGTACAGGAAAGCATTCTGGAACGCCATGCGCACCCGCGCAGGAGAAGGACTTGATCCAAGTGTTAAAAACGCTCTTCAAATCGGTACAGACACCGAGGGCGGATACCTCGTGCCTGACGAATTCGAGCGTACCCTCGTGGAAGCCCTCGAAGATGAGAACATCTTCCGTACACTGGCCAATGTCATCACCACCTCTTCCGGCGACAGGAAAATCCCCGTTGTGGCAACCAAGGGCACGGCCTCCTGGGTCGATGAGGAAGGCGCTATCCCCGAAAGTGATGACAGCTTCGGTCAGGTATCCGTTGGCGCCTACAAACTGGCAACCCTAATCAAGGTTTCCGAGGAACTTTTAAACGATTCTGTGTTCGACCTTGAAGCCTACATCTCAAGGGAATTCGCAAGGCGTATCGGCAACAAGGAAGAAGAAGCGTTCTTTACCGGAGATAGCATTGGCAAGCCTACCGGCATCCTTGCCGCCACAGGCGGCGCCCAAATTGGCGTAACTACGGCAGGGGCTACGGCTGTAACAATGGACGAGGTGCTCGACCTGTTCTACTCGCTTAAGGCGCCCTACCGCAACAGGGCTGTATTCGTAATGAATGACGCCACCGTCAAGGCAATCCGCAAACTGAAGGACGGTCAGGGCCAGTACCTTTGGCAGCCCTCCCTGCAGGCGGGTACGCCCGATACCATCCTGAACCGGCCTCTGTACACCTCGGCATATGTTCCTACCATCGCCGCAACCGCCAAGACCATCGTGTTCGGCGACTTCAGCTATTACTGGGTGGCCGACCGTCAGGGACGTATGTTCAAGCGGCTCAACGAACTCTATGCCGTCACCGGGCAGGTAGGCTTCGTGGCTACCCAGCGCGTGGACGGAAAGCTAATACTGCCGGAAGCTATAAAGGTTCTCCAGCAGCACGCGTAAGGGGGGCTGACCTATGGGCTACAACTCAAAGAACCATATGGAACAGGGCGGCGAAAAGTGGGTCATCGGCGGTACGCTGGAAATTCTGCCGGGAGCCTCGGTAACGGGACTCCCGGCGGCGGAAAATCAGCCAGACAGCACTGCCACCGATGCCGCCGGTTTGATCACGGACTTCAACGCCTTGCTCGCCAAACTGAAAGCGGCGGGTCTTATGGCGGCCGACGAATGACCGAAAGGAGGCGGGCGGCATGACAACAGATAACCTTCTCCCCAAGGTAAAAGCAAACCTAATCCTTAAGCACGATGCGGACGACGACCTCCTGATGGGTTACATCAAAGCCGCCGTCTCCTATGCGGAGAGCTACCAGCATGTCGCCGAAGGCTACTATACCGAGAACACCATGCCTCCGACCACCGAACAGGCAGTAATCATGCTGTCGAGCCATTTCTATGAAAGCAGGGATGGCTCAACGGCCGGTTTCTTCTCCGACAACGTTCAGGCAAGCCAGCAGGTATGGAACACGGTGAACCTCCTACTTCGTCTTGAACGGAAATGGGGTGTCTGATATGGGCTTTGGGAAGATGAATACATTCATCGAAATTATCAGCACGACACCAACCAAAGACGCGGAAGGCTTCGCTACCATAGGCGACTCCGTCCTCGCCTCTGTTCGTGCCTATAAGGAAGACCGGCATGGCAGTGAGCGCTGGACAAATATGGCGGCGTTTTCATCTGCGTCCTCTCTATTCCGGTTCAGGAAGATACCCGGCTTGACGGTTACGGCTGAGATGATTATCACCTGCTCAGATGGCAGATACCGTATACTCAGCGCGGAGGATGTCAGGGCCGTGGAATGTATACCGAGGTTCTGGCCGAGCGGCTGGAGCCATCAGTGAGGTGATTAATATGGCAAAAGTCAATGTAAAGATGCCGGATGAATTCCTCCTGCGGTTATCCCGGCTGGGAGATCAGATCGATGTGATCGTGCCACGAGTGCTGGAGGCCGGCGGCAATGTGGTGTTGGAGAAAGTCAGGGGCAACCTTCGTACAGCTATCGGCAAGGACACGAAATACCCCTCCAGAACCACGGGTGAGCTGGTCTCCTCCTTGGGCCTTTCGGATGCAAAACAGGACAGGGACGGCAACTATAACGTGAAGGTTGGTTTTGCAGAGCCGCGCTCTGATGGCGGGAGCAATGCAAAAATCGCCAACATCATTGAATATGGCAAGCACGGCCAGCCTGCAAAGCCCTTCCTGAAGCCAGCGAGAACAGCATCCCGGAAGCCTTGCACCGATGCGATGATCGCTAAACTGGAGGAGGAGATCGGCAAGATATGAACATTTTATCGGAACTGAATACCCTTATAACCGCCGTCCCGCTCCCCGTGGAGACCGGCATTTTTTCAGGTGAAGCTCCGGATGAATATGCCGTGATACTTCCGCTTTCAGATATCTTTGAAGTCCACGCGGATAACCGCCCAGGCTTCGAGGTGCAGGAAGCGCGGATATCCCTGTTCTCAAAAGGCAATTACCTTCAACGCAAACAGCAGATCACAACAGCCTTGCTGAACGAGGATTTCACGGTGACCGAGCGTCGGTATATCGGCTATGAGAGTGATACCGGGTATCACCAATACGCCATTGATGTGGCAAAAAACTACGGATTGGAGGAATAACTATGGCAACTATCGGTCTTGACAGACTGTACTATGCAAAGATAACCGAGGATGTCAACGGCGAAGAAACCTATTCAACGCCCGCTGTCCTTGCTAAAGCCATGACCGCCGAGCTATCGGTGGAACTCGTTGAGGCCATACTTTACGCCGATGACGGCGCCGCCGAGGTCGTAAAAGACTTCAACAGCGGGACGCTCACCCTCGGCGTGGACGATATCGGCCCGACTGTCGCGGCGGATTTGACCGGCGCAACCACAGACGACAACGGTGTTTTGATCTCGGCCAGCGAAAACGTGGGGACGCCCGTTGCGGTGGGCTTCCGTGCGCAGAAGGCCAACGGCACCTACCGCTACTTTTGGCTCTATCGCGTGAAGTTTGGCCTTCCTGCCACCAACCTGCAGACGAAGGCTGATTCCATCACCTTTTCCACGCCCACCATCGAGGGAACGGTCATGCGCCGGAACAAGCTGGACGGCATGGGCAAGCACCCATGGAAAGCGGAGGTCACCGAGGGCGCACCCGGTGTCTCTTCGGCCACCATCACCGGCTGGTTCTCGCAGGTTTACGAGCCGGTCTACACGCCGGAACCATAGGAGGTGTGATGATGGATAATGAGAGAAGCGCCGTCATCAATATCGGCGGCACAGAGTTTGAACTGATACTCACAACACGCGCCACAAAGGAAATCGCCCGCCGCTACGGGGGCTTAGAAAACCTGGGTGAAAAGCTACTCAAGTCCGAAAACTTCGAAATGGCGCTGGACGAAATTGTGTGGCTGATCACGCTTCTTGCGAACCAGTCCATCCTCGTCCATAACCTGAAGAACAAGGAAAATCCGAAGGCTACTCTGTCGGAGGAGGATGTGGAGCTTCTTACATCGCCGCTGGAATTAGCAGCGTATAAGAGCGCCATCACCGAAGCGATGTTCAGGGCACAAAGCGCAACATCGAAAGCGAGGAAGAAACCACAAAAAACGTGCAAGTCGGGTAACGGACGCTGAAGTCTTTACCCGGCTTTATTATTACGGCACGGTGCAAATGGGCATGTGCACGGAGGAATTCTGGCTTATGCCCATTGGTTTGTTCCTCGACCTATGGGCTTGCCATAAGCAGTGGCACGGAATTGAGAAGCCCAAGAAAACCATGACAATAGATGACATTATCCCGGAAGGTATATAGAAGGAGGTGACGGTATGGCGGATAATTTTGGCCTGAAGATAGGGCTGGAGGGCGAAAAGGAATTTAAGCAGGCGCTCTCGGACATCAACCAGTCCTTCAAGGTGCTGGGTTCCGAGATGAACCTGGTGTCCTCGCAATTTGACAAAAATGACCAGAGTGTGCAGGCGGTAGCGGCCCGCAATGAGGTATTAAATAAGTCCATCGATGCGCAGAAGGCCAAGATCGAGACCCTTCGGGCGGCATTACAGAACGCCACCGACTCCTTCGGCGAGAATGACAGGCGCACTCAGAACTGGACTATACAGCTGAACAATGCCGAGGCTGAACTCAACAATATGGAGCGCGAACTGAATGAAACCGGCAGCGCGGCCGATGATACGGGAGTCAAGTTCGAGAAGCTGGGCGGCGTCCTCAAAGGGATAGGCATCGCAATGGGCGCCGCGTTCGCGGCTGTCGGCACTGCCACGGTCGGGGCGGCCAAGGCCCTCACCGATATGACCGTGGGTGCTTCGCAGTACGCAGACGAAATCCTCACCATGTCCACGGTCACCGGCATGAGCACAGAATCGCTCCAGGCATATAAATATGCCGCCGAACTGGTGGACACCTCCATGGAAACCCTGACAGGCAGCATGGCCCGAAACATCCGCTCCATGTCCTCCGCCCGCGAAGGCACGGGAACCGCTGCGGCTGCATATAAGGCACTGGGCATTTCCGTGACCGACGCCAGCGGCAACCTCCGGGATTCGGAAACCGTGTATTGGGAGGCCATCGACGCGCTGGGCAACGTGGCGAATGAAACTGAGAGAGATGCCCTTGCCATGCAACTTTTCGGCAAGAGCGCACAAGAATTGAATCCTCTCATTGCGCAAGGCTCGGAGGGTATCAAGCAGCTCACCACTGAGGCACAGGCGATGGGCGCCGTTATGAGCCAGGAATCGCTGGAAGCCCTCGGCAGGTTCGATGACTCCATGCAGCGGCTCAAATCCGGCAGCGAAGCGGCGAAGAACGCCCTCGGCATGGTGCTCCTGCCCCAGCTTCAGATACTTGCCGATGACGGCGTGGGCCTGCTGGGCGAATTTACCCAGGGACTGAACGAAGCAAATGGCGATTGGACGAAGATAAGCCAGGTCATCAGCAGCACCGTGGGCGGTATCGTAAACATAATCCTCAAGCAGCTGCCCCAGGTTATCGAACTGGCCTTAAGCATCGTGACATCCATTGGCGGAGCGATCACGGAGAACCTACCCATCATTGTGGATGCGGCTTCACAGATTGTCATGACGCTGCTGCAGGGGTTGATTAACGCGCTTCCGGCGCTGACCGAAGGCGCACTCCAGCTTGTATTGGCGCTGGTGAATGGCATCGTTTCCAACCTGCCTGCCATCGTTGAGGCGGCTGTGCAGATGATTGCCACGCTGGTCAGCGGAATCGGCGCAGCATTGCCGCAGCTTATCCCAGCCATCGTGCAGGCAGTTGTTTTGGTAGCCCGCACGCTGGTGGAGAACCTTCCGCTCATTCTGGATGCGGCGCTTCAGCTGATTGTGGGCCTTACGCAGGGACTTTTGGATGCGATACCCCTGCTTGTTGCGGAACTGCCCGCCGTTATTGAGGCCATCGTAGATTTTCTAATCAGTGCAATTCCTGAAATCATCGATGCGGGTATTGAACTGCTTACCTCACTGATTGACGCACTGCCGGAAATTATCGAGGCAATCGTAGAAGCGATCCCGCAGATCATTGACGGCATCGTTACAGCCGTGCTGGAGTCCATCCCCCAGCTTATCGATGCCGGGGTAAGGCTCCTTGTTTCGCTCATCCAGAACCTGCCGAAGATCATCACTACCATTGTGGCGGCCATCCCGCAGATCATCACATCGCTGGTCAACGCCATCATCGGTAACATCGATAAGATCATCCTTGCCGGTGTCCAGCTTCTGGTCGCGCTGGTTGCGAATACTCCGCGCATCATTGTGGAGGTCGTCAAAGCCATCCCGCAGATCATCGGCGCCATTGTGCAGGCCATCGTTCAGAGCGTTCCTAAGATGGCACAGGCCGGCCTCAACCTCATTAAAGGACTTTGGAACGGTATAAACGATGCGGCCGCCTGGCTTTGGAATAAGATATCCGGTTTCTTTGGAAACATCATGGATAGGATAAAGAACTTCTTCGGCATCCACAGCCCCTCATCACTGTTCGCCGGACTCGGTGAGAACATGGGTCTTGGCATCGGCGTAGGCTTTGAGCGGGCGATGGCTAAGGTTGGCGAGGATATGAAGAACGCCATCCCCAGGAGCTTCGACGTGGATACGGGTTTGAATTTGTCCGGCTCCCTTGCGCGGAGCAGCAGCCCTGCAGGAACAAGCGGCGGCACCACCATCAACCAGAGCATTTCCGTGGTCACGCCCAAGGCACTGTCTGAAAAGGAACTGGCGCGGGAATTCAAAAACCTGTCCCGCAAGCTGGCTCTGGCGTATTAAGGAGGGCTGTATATATGGAATTGACATATACCAATGCAGGCAGCGAGAGCATCACACTCAAACAGAGCCGCCCTTATTTTCTTACAAAAATAGATGGCACGGGCAACGTGCGCCAAACCGTCAATACTTTCAAGGCACCGGAGCAGGACGGCGCCTTTTATATATCCTCCACGCTGGATATGCGCAACATCACGCTGGAAGGCACGGTCATCGCGGATACGCCGGATGAGGCGTATACCCGCAGACAGCGTTTTCTTCAGATATTCAGCCCGAAGCTGCGCGGCACGCTCCTGTATCGGGGACGGCAGATTGCCTGCGTGGTTGAGGAAGCAGGCTTTACCGTTTCTACCAGGCAACGCATGCCAAACTTCTTTGTCAGCCTGCTCTGTCCGTCGCCGTTCTTCGAAACGCCGGACGAGGTGCGGCAGGAGCTGGCGTCGTGGATACCACTGTTTGGGTTTGCACTGGAGATACCAGAAAGCGGAATGGAGCTTGGGATGCGACAGCCCAGCCAGATAATCACGGTGGACAATATCGGCGATGTGCCCTGCGGCTGTGAAATTGTGTTCCGGGCACTGGGCACAGTAGCGAACCCCGAATTGCTGAACATAGATACCGGCGAGTATATTCGACTCCTTACGACAATGAGCGCCGGAGAAGAGCTACGAATATACACCCACTTCGCTGGCAAGCGCGTGGTCAGAGTGGACGGCTCGACTGAGACGAACGCCTTCTCGCTTTTAGACACCGGCTCGGCCTTCTTCCAACTGACCGCCGGGGTCAATACTTTGCGCTATGACGCTTCGGTCAATATGGAACTGCTGGAGGTCAGCATCTTCTACCGACCTCAATTTCTGGGGGTGTGAACATGGAACTGTATATCTTCAATCAAGACCGGGAACTGGCGGGCATTGTGGAGTCCTTCGAATACCTGCGCTGGACGCGTCGGTACTCCCAGTGCGGCTCCTTTGAACTGAAAGCCACCGCAACACCTGAGAATACCGCGCTCCTGAAGGAAGGAAACATTCTCTGGAAGAGCGATGATGAGGAAGCCGGGATCATCGAGCATCTGGAATTATCCCAAACCGACAGCGAGACCATCACGGCAAGCGGTCGCTTCGCTACATCCTTCCTCGCCCGGCGCATAGTGTGGCAAACGGAAACACTCTCCGGCGACCTCTCGGCTTGTGTGGAGCAGCTTCTAAACAACAACCTCATAAGCCCCTCCGACCCGGCACGGCAGATTCCAGGTATATCCTTTTCGTCACCGAACCTCGGCATACCCATCAGCGCCCAGGTATCGTACCGCAACCTGCTGGATGCGGTGACGGAGATGTGCGACACATCAAGCATTGGAATAAAGACCGTGTTCGCCCCGGCAACTGGTATTTTTACAGTAACACTGTATGCGGGAGCCGTCTCACAGGCGGTGTTCTCCAAGGAATATGAAAACCTGACCGAGCAGACCTATACGGAAAGTGCTGCAGATTACGCCAACTCCGCGCTTGTCGGCGGCGAAGGCGAAGGCGCCGGGCGGACATTTGTGGCCATCACGGGCGGCTCCGGGGAATCCCGCCGCGAGATTTTCGTGGATGCCAAAGACCTGCGGAGCGAGGACTTCGGCGGGGATTACACGGATGCTCTGACCTTCCGGGGTCAAAGCAAGCTGAGCGAGCTTGCGATACGCTATTCCTTCGATGCGTCGGTCAATCCCCATGGCAACCTTATCTACAAAACGGACTTTGACATTGGGCAGACCGTCAAAGTGGTTTCAAAAACTTGGGGTGTATCCATGACCACCCGGATTATGGAGATCGAGGAAACCTATGACGCGGACGGCCAAAGCGTCGGAGTGACATTCGGGAAGTCTGAGCTTACGATTGCCCAGAAGATCCGCTCCGATATGAGTCAGGTCAAAACAGCGCTCTCGGCTTCGACCGGCGTGTCAGAGGTGGCGGAAGCCATCGGCGACTTGACGGAAGTAAGCCCGGCAATCCAGGGCGACACCGTTGCAGATACCATCAACAACCTGTTCGGAAAACTCCCTGCTCTCGAGGTAATCGTAGGCGCGGGAACCATATCAGCCGGCCAGTACGCCCTGCACAACATGGCTCCGGGAGACTCTATATATTTCACCTCGTGGAGCGGTAATAAGTTCAGCGACCAGCCGAGTGACGACGGGCATATCTTTTTGGTCAAGCACAGCGGGGCCAGCACAGGAAACGGCTATCAGCGGGCAATGGGCTTTTTTATCAGCCGGAACACTATGACGTTTTACGTGATTTCGGTTTTTTTATATAACAACCCATCCGGTCAGGCAAACTGGCTGAGTTTCCCGCTTGGTGCGCTTACGGACATAGCAGCCGCCATCCGCGGAAGCACCTTCGCAGCCAGTATCAACAATGTCTATAACGCTCCAGTCTCCGGTGTGAGGATCGCAGACGGTGCCGTCACCGGCGCTAAGATTGCAGACCGTACGATTACCACTGCCAAAATCGCGGCAGCGTTTACTGACTACTCCACGACAGAGCAAAACACAGGGCGTATATGGATAGACGGCAGGACGATCTACCGCAAAGTGGTAAACTTGGGTTCGCTTACGAATGCGACCCCTAAAAGCGTAGCGCACGGCATATCAAACATCAGCACCGTTACTGGCTTAACCGGCATTGCGACAAACGGGACTTTCTTTTTACCGCTGCCGCTTGCGCGGTACAACAACTTTGCCTCGCAAATCGGTCTTTATGCGGATACAACCAATGTCGTTGTGGAACCAGGTAATGACCGGACAGCATTTACTGGTTTCGTGATTTTGGAGTATACGAAAACCATCTGAAAAGGAGGTAATGGCATATGGAGAAAAGCGGTTTTTTTAACTCATCCGGCGGGACAGGGTCTATGACGCAGCGGATTTTGCGGCATATTTCGGAAGTTTGGTCTCAAACGGTGTTTTTTATGCCGCCGCGACAAACCTGCAGGTCACACCAGGAACCGGCTTGGCCGTGAGCGTGGCGGCGGGAAGCGCATGGATCAACGGATACCGGTATGAGAATACGGATGCCCGAAACATTCCTCTGGCAACAGCAAACGGAAGCAATCCCAGAATCGACCGGGTCGTGGTTCGCTTAAGCATGATAAGCCGGAGCATTCAGCTTGCCGTTGTCACCGGCACTCCCGCTCCAAACCCGGTAGCTCCGGCACTGACGAGAACCAGCGACGTCTATGAGCTTGGCATTGCCGATGTGCTTGTACCGGCTGCCGCCACATCAATAGTCGCAAATAACATCACCGATACCCGGCTAAATACCAGCCTTTGCGGGCTGGTCAACTCGCTGGTAACGGCGGTCTACGAGTGAGGTGAATTCCTATGGCAACCTATCAGGCTATAAATGCGTGTACCTGGCGTAACGGTAGCTGGATCGCGGGCGTAACTGATTACGTACGACAAGGGGTTTATCCTGAGGCTAATAATTATGAAAACGTTGGCGCCATGCTGTTTGACCTTACCAGCATCAGAAATACTTATGCGAACTATTACCCTACCTCTGCCACCATTCACCTTGTCAGGATAGCTGCGGGTGACTGGGGTTCTGCCAGAACCATGACGCTGTATGCCGGAAATGCGTACGGTATGCCAGCCCCCAGTTCGGGTTCAAGTGTATCCGGGAGCAGACCTACAAAGGTTACTGCCGGATATAACTACACTGTTTCCGCCGGACAGGGTGCCAAGGATATCGCCATTTCTACTGCTCTCATTGATTCCATCGGCAGCGGCGCCAGCAATTGCCTATTCATGGATGCGGGTTCCAGTACCCTCAACTATATGGGCTTTGGTGGAAGAGACGACTTAAGCCAGATTGTTCTGACCATTAACTGGGCAAGCCGAACAACGGCCTGCAGTGCGCCGACCTCCTGTTCTGTGAGCAGCACACTCTCGGAAGGCAGTGTAACCCTATCCTGGAGCGGAGCATCAGGCGGCACAAATAACGCTATATCCGGCTATGAAATCCAATACAGCGATTCTTCGGACAATATCACGTGGGGATCGTGGACGGCTCTTACCACAGTAGCCACTTCCGCTACCAGCGGGAGCGTGACAGTATCGCCGCCCTCCACAAGAGGCAATTACCGCAGATTCCAGGTGCGAACACGCGGCACAGCCGGGGCAAGCTATTACTCAGGCTGGAAGGTTTCAACGAACTCCGTCCGGAGGAATACGGTACCCAACCCGCCAACTACAGCGAGTGCTTCTCCCACAACGTACAGCGACGAAACCATTACACTAACATGGAGCGGAGCATCAGGCGGTACCAGCCCAATTAAGGGATATCAGATTGCCAGCCGCACATCTACGGATAACAGTACATGGAGCGCGTGGAATGTTCTGGCTACGCTGACCTTGGCGGCCAGTGGCGGCAGCTACACCCCGAATGTATCGAGAACACCAGGAACATATACACAGTTTGGCATCTGGACAATCGACACACTGGATGTTTACTCCTCCAAGAAGATCACGGGCAGCATCTACTGCGACATCACGGCCTGCGGAGCGCCGACCGCTTGCTCGGTAAGCACTACGCTGTCTGAAGGGAACGTCACTCTTTCGTGGAGCGGTGCTGCAAGCGGCGCGGGTAACGCCATCATATCCTATGAAATACAGTATAGCGATTCCTCCGACAATAGCGCATGGAGTGCATGGACAGCTCTGACTACCGTCAATACTTCCGCGACAAGCGGCAGCGTGAGTGTCAGCCCTCCGGCCATACGCGGCAATTACCGCCGTTTTCGGGTGAGGACCCGTGGTACCGCCGGTGAGGGCTTCTACTCCGACTGGACGGTATCAAGCAATAGTGTTCGCAGAAACACACTTCCTACACCGCCGTCCTCCTTTAACGCCACGCCTGCCATCTACGAGGTCAACACTGTAACTCTCGCATGGAGCGGCGCAGCTCCGGGTACCAGCGCCATCAAGCAGTATGTCATCCAGCGGGCTACCTCTACGGACGGCACGAATTGGTCGGCATACGAGGCGTTGGCGATTGTCGTTTCAAGTGCGACCTCCGGCACCTACGAAGCAACCGCTTCCCCTGTAGCAGGAACTTACACCCGATACCGTATCAGCGTTACCGACGTACTGGATGCCGTTTCCCCCTATGTGGTGAGCGGCACGGTCAAGAAAAACAGCCCGCCCGCCGCGCCATCAATCATATGCCCAATATCCGGCAGCTCCACTTACAACACCACGCCGCGTTTTATGATTACTACGGGCATTGAGCCGGATGGACAGACTCAAATCGTGGAAGTGAAGATTGATGCGGGACCGTGGAATAACAGCGTGGATAATCCCGAGAAGTTCTCTACAGGCGGCTATCTCGTGGGCGGCGCCAAAACAGTATATCAAGCGGAATCATTGCCTGTCGGGAACCATACCGTAGCCTTCCGCTGCCTCGACAGCGATATCGAGTCGTCAAGCCCGGAGGTCATCCGCACCTTTACAATATTGCCTTCGCCTTTTGAGACAATCACCGCAAACGTGACTCATGTGAAGGAGGCACATATCCAAGCACTCCGAACAGCTGTAAATACGGTACGCCACTATCACTGTCTGTCACAGGCGGCTTGGCGCGAGGTAATCATCGCAGGCAAGACCGCCGTCAAAAGCTGGCCGTTTCATATTACGGAACTTCGGAAAGCTATCGAACCGGTCATCACAATGATCAACGACTTCGATGCTTCGCCGACCTTTGATATCCCGCCCGTGACATGGCTGCCTATCGGAATGGGGCGGCCAAAAGCGGATGTGATGCAGCAGCTCCAAAACTTGATTCTGACACTATAAGGCATCACTTTCAGCGCTCTCGCTTTTCATGGGGGCGCTTTTCTTATAACCAAATTCATGAACGGAGGTGTTTTCAATGAAAGAGATTTGGAATTGGGTACAGCTGGCTCTTGCGGCTATTGGCGGTTTCCTTGGATGGTATCTGGGCGGTCTGGATGGCTTTCTCTACGCGCTGATTGCTTTTGTGGCCGTAGATTATCTGACGGGCGTGCTTTGCGCCATTGCGGATAAGAAGCTGTCCAGCGAGATCGGCGCGAGGGGCATCTTCAAAAAGGTACTCATCTTCGTGCTGGTAGGTGTTGCCCATATCCTCGACACGCAGATACTGGGCGGCAACAGCGGTGCTCTCCGCACGGCGGTGATTTTCTTCTACCTGAGCAATGAAGGGGTTTCCCTCCTTGAAAATTCGGCTCACCTTGGGCTGCCTATCCCCGACAAACTCAAGGCGGTGCTCCAGCAGCTTCATGGGCGAAATGAGGAGCCGCCCGTTGGAGGTGGCAGAACTTGATTGACCTGACAAAAGCGGCAACGGTGTTCATCGGGCGGCGCGGCGAGCACCATTACCGGCATCTTGAGTTTGACGTTTCCAGCTTGTTGAATGATACGTATCCCGGCGCCGCCTTAACCGCCATTTACAAGCGTCCGGACGGTGTCGCCTATCCCGTGGTCACGGACTACGCCAACGGCGTGCTGACATGGTCGCCCAGCGCAACGGACACATCACTCGTTGGCGTCGGGCGGCTGGAGATCAGGGTCACTTATGATGATGTTGTCGGGAAAAGCGTGCGTATACTCACCATCGTCGAGGAAGCCCTTGCGGATGGTATAGCCGAACCGCCGGAGCCTCCCGCCCAGGAGTGGCTGAATCAAGTGCTTTCAGCCTTGGCCGCGCTGAATGTGAATGACATATATAACCTGCTAAATCTCACTTATGACCTGTTAAATAACAACTATAATTTGCTAAACACCACACACGATCTTTTAGTCAGTGCCAACTCCCAGATCGACGATACGCACAATCTGCTCGAAGATGCCCGTGGCACGCTGTACACGCGGACGGGGATTCTGCTCAACCACTGGCATCCGGTGGAAACGGCTACGGCACCAGATATGGCGAGCCGTAGGGCGGCCATCACATTCACAAATATATCGGCTGGCAGCAACGTGGCAATAGGTCCGGTAACATATACCTTCGTTACATCCCTGGGCAGTCCCGCAGCAAACAATGTGCAGGTACTGATTCAAGACACCCTCCGTAATACCATCAGTAAACTTGCCGAAGCCGTAAGGGGCGTCCAAGATGACACGAATATTGCCTATGGGACAGGAACAAAACCGAATCCAGCATGTACCGCATATTGGACGAACCAGAGGTTTTCCATCGGTGATATTACCATTGCCCCTGGAGAGAGCCTGTTCTTGCTGGAAAAGGCTGAGGACTCGAACACAGCCTTGATGCTGACATCCACCGCAGCGGCAACAATCAACGCCTTTACCCGAGCGGCGTATCTGAGATACGTCATGTCTGGCAATGTCACAGGTGCTGGCGGTACCAACAGTATCAGAGGGCCATTGCACACAATACTACCTGTCGGCAGCGTGCCTATAGAAGGTCAAAGCGGTCTGCTTTTGCCGGTGGCTTACGACTGCCATCTGGTAACCCTTTGCCGCCAATCGGATACGAGTGAGAAAGAGCTGGACTTGTATATCTCCAACGATGAGCAGAATTTCACCAGAATCTCCCGGAGTACACCTATCGGAGCGGACAGCACCAATGAAGCCCAGCACATCCATATTGAAATGCGTCAGAGTCGGATTCCCGCCGGATATGGGCTGTACATCCGCTTGGGAAGCAACGGCACATCGTCGACCGCTTATTGTGACTTGAAGTTTACCTACCACCTGTATCCTGCAAATCTATAACACATTCCAATTTTGAGGAGAATTACGATGAATCTGCGAAAACAAATACTGACAAACAACGCCTGCTATAAGGCGGGAAAAACGATAACACCAAAAGGCATCATGGTTCACTCTACCGGGGCGAATAATCCTTGGCTGAAACGCTACGTAGCACCCGATGACGGCTTGCTGGGAAAGAACCAGTACGGCAACCACTGGAATCAGGATAAGCCTGATGGCCGTCAGGTCTGCGTCCATGCCTTTATCGGCAAGCTGGCGGATGGATCAATCGCAACATACCAGACTCTTCCGTGGAACCATCGCGGCTGGCACTGCGGCGGTTCAGGCAATGATACGCACATCGGCTTCGAAATCTGCGAGGATGGTTTGACTGACACATCTTATTTCGGCAATGTATATGCGGAAGCCGTGGAGCTTTGCGTATATCTCTGCAAGCTATACGGCTTGACTGAGAAAAACATCATCTGCCACTCCGAAGGCTATAAACAAGGTATCGCATCAAACCACTCCGATGTGATGCACTGGTTCCCGAAGTTTGGGAAATCTATGGATACTTTCCGTGCCGATGTTAAAAGACTTCTTACCGCCCCGGCGCCTACGCCCGGAGAGCCAAATAAGCTCTACCGCGTTCAGGTTGGAGCGTACAGCGTCAAGGCCAATGCCGAGGCGATGCTCGCCAAGGTTAAAGCAGCCGGATTTACGGACGCTTTCATCAAAACCGAATAAATGCCTTTCGATGTCGCCGGGTGATTGATTTCACCCGGCGGTTATTTTTTTACTTCATGTTTTCGGTACTCAAACCGCCCTCTTCTGTCCTGTGGATGGTGAGAGGGTTATCTGCCCTCCGATGGGAGGAAACGAATATGACAAACATTACAGGTGAAAAGCTGGAAATCAGTTACGAGAAAAAGCCGGTTCCGCAGGAACGGCTGCAGCATGAGTATGATTATTTTCTGGCTCAGCAAATATTAGAAGCCATGTTGAAAAACAACTTGATTACTGTGGATGAATTCAACAAGATAACCACACTAAACCGCCAATCTTTCTCACCTGCGCTGGCGCAGATTATGCCCAGATATCGTTGATATTACTTGGTTTCAGAGGTAATATGTCATGCTGACAAGGAGGTGAGAATTTGAAAAAGGTAACGAAAATCGCCCAAAATACGGCTGATTTCACCGAACGGCAAAAGCTGCGTGTTGCGGCCTACTGCCGTGTCTCCACCGACAGCGATGAACAGCTGGAAAGCCTGCAGGCGCAATTAAAGCACTATGAATCTTACATCAATGCAAATCCCGATTGGGAGTTTGCAGGTCTTTATTATGACGAGGGCATTACTGGCACTAAAAAGGAAAAACGGCCGGAGCTGCTTCGGATGATTGCTGATTGTGAGAATAAGAAAATTGACTTTATAATTACGAAGTCTATCAGCAGATTTGCCCGAAACACCACCGACTGTTTGGAACTGGTCAGGAAGCTGATTGACCTTGGTATTTTCATTTATTTCGAGAAGGAGAACATTAACACCGGGTCAATGGAAAGCGAACTCATGCTGTCAATCCTGAGTGGACTGGCCGAAAGCGAGTCGGTCTCCATCTCGGAAAACAACAAGTGGTCGGTAAAGCGCCGCTTCCAAAACGGCACCTTCAAAATCTCCTATCCGCCTTATGGCTACGATGCCGTTGATGGGAGGATGGTCGTCAATGAATCCCAGGCTGAAATCGTCCGGTTCATCTTTGCTGAAATCTTGTCAGGCAAAGGCACCCATAAAATTGCGGATGAGCTGAACCATCGCAAAGTGCCTACCAAGAAAGGTGGGCGCTGGACGGCAACAACCATTCGCGGGATGGTCGGCAACGAAAAATATACCGGCGACGCCATTTTTCAAAAGACCTATACCGATGAGCACTTCAATCGCCACACCAACCACGGTGAAAAAGACCAGTACCTTATTAAAAATCATCATGAGGCTATTGTCAGCCATGAAGATTTTGAAGCTGCACAGATAGCCATCGAGCAGCGCGGCAAGGAAAAAGGTGTAGTAAAGTATAACGAAAAATACCAGAGTCGTTATCCTTTTTCCGGTAAAATCATCTGCGGTCAGTGTGGCGGTAAATTCAAACGCCGAATCCATGGGAGCGGCAGAAAATACACCGCATGGTGCTGTTCCACTCACATTGCGGACATTAAAAAATGTCCTATGAAATATATTTCAGAGTCCGATTTTGAATACGCATTCGTCACCATGATGAATAAGCTCATTTTCGCTCATGAAGCTGTCCTCAAGCCGCTGCTTATGAGTCTGCGCGGAATAAATTCCGATGATAGTCTGGTGAATCTCCGTGAACTTGATAAGAAACTCGAAGAAAACACGGAACAGCGAAAGGTACTGGTGGGGCTTCTCACCAAAGGATACCTTGAGCCTGCCGTTTACAATAAGGGCAACAATGAATTGCTGCAGGAGGCCGAACGCCTGCAGCGTCAGAAGGAATCCTTAGTCCGCTTCTTAAACAGCGACACCCAACACTTAAGCGAAGTCAGTGAGCTGCTGCACTACACTTCAAAAGCGGTGATGCTGACAGGCTTTGACGGGGATATTTTTAAACGCTTTGTGGAGCGGATTATTGTTTATTCCAGGACAGAAATAGGATTTGAGTTAAAATGCGGCATTACGCCGAAAGAAAGGCTGGTGAAATAAATGGGCCACACACCATTTGGCTACCGGATTGAGAATGGGAAAGCCGTGGTAGACAAGGTCTCCGCCGAGCAGATAAAGATTCTATACCAATCCTATCTGTCCGGCGATTCTTTGGATACTGCCGCCGAAAAAGCCGGTATCAAATCCTTCCATGCCGGTATCGGCAGGATGCTGCGGAATGCCTGTTATCTTGGAAATGAGTATTATCCTGCAATCATTGACCCAGACACGTTTGCGGCTGCTGAAGCCGAGCGTAACAAGCGGGCTGAGAAACTGGGCCGTATCCGAGAACCAAAAGAAGAAACCAAGGTGGTCTTTCCCACTGCCTTTTATACAGAAGAAGCAAAACAGCAATTTGACGACCCGTTCCAGCAGGCGGAATACGCCTATAGTTTGATAGAAATGGAGGTGCATGAGGATGGAAGTCAGTAAGAATGTAACTGTGATTCCTGCGAGGAAGTACGCCCGAAAAAATAAAGATGAAGAAAAGCCGAAGCTCCGTGTGGCAGCCTACTGCCGCGTTTCCACCGACAGCGATGAGCAGGCCACCAGCTATGAGGCCCAAATTGAACACTACACGGCCTACATAAACGGCCATCCGGACTGGGAACTTGCGGGTATCTATGCGGATGACGGAATCTCCGGCACCAACACCAAAAAGCGCGAGGAATTCAACCGTATGATTGATGAGTGCATGGCAGGCCACATCGATATGGTCATTACCAAATCTATCAGCCGCTTTGCCAGAAACACGCTGGACTGCCTGAAATATATCCGCCAGCTGAAAGAAAAAAATATTCCGGTATTCTTTGAAAAAGAGAATATCAACTCTATGGATTCAAAAGGTGAGGTCATGCTCACCATCATGGCGTCCCTTGCCCAGCAGGAGAGCCAATCCTTAAGTCAGAACGTGAAACTGGGTCTGCAGTACCGCTATCAGCAGGGTGAAATACAAGTCAACTGCAACCGCTTCCTCGGCTATACCAAGGACGAGAATAAGCACCTGGTGATTGTCCCCGAGGAAGCAGAAATTGTAAAGCGTATCTACCGGGAATACCTTGAGGGAGCCAGCATGCTGAAAATTGCCCGCGGCTTGGAAGTTGACGGCATCCTAAACGGTGCCGGTAAGGAAAGGTGGCATACCAGCAACATCAACCAGATTTTGCGGAACGAGAAATATATCGGGGATGCCCTGCTGCAGAAAACTTACACAGTTGATTTCCTCACGAAAAAGCGGGTCAAGAACAACGGTCTTGTTCCACAATACTATGTGGAAAACAGCCATGAGGCCATCATCCCTCGTGAAATTTTCATGCAGGTACAGGAAGAACTGATTAGACGGCGCTGCGTCCATCTCAGCAAGAACGGTAAAAAGCGCAGTTACAGCAGTAACCATTGCTTCGCACAAATGATTATCTGTGGCAACTGCGGCGAGGTATTCCGCAGGGTCCACTGGAACAACCGTGGGAAGAAATCCATCGTCTGGCGGTGCGTCAGCAGACTGGAGAACACCGGCTTGTTCTGCGACGCCCGCACAGTCTCGGAGAGCACCATCGAACAGTTACTGGTCACCGCCATCAATGATACCCTGAGCGGCAAGGATACTTTCCTTACCACCCTGCAGAACAACATAACCACTGTCTTAAGCAAGGAAAATGACAAAACCCTGGCTGACATTGATAAGCGGCTGGAGGAATTACAAGCACAGCTATTAAAACTCGCCAGTTCCAAGGCCGACTATGAGGATGTTGCCGATGAAATCTATCACCTGCGAGACCAGAAGCAAAAATTACAGGTAGAAAACGCCAACCGAGATGAACTGCGAAAACGGATTGCCGATATGAGCGAATTCCTCCGGGAGCAGCCTACCGCCTTTACTGAATATAATGAGCCGCTTATCCGGCGGCTGATTGAAAAAGTGACCGTCTGCGAGGACAAATTCACCGTGGAATTCAAGTCCGGCGTGACGGTGGATGTGGAAAAATAAAGTAAAAAAGCAAGGCATCCTTCAAAATAGATTGTAGGGCCTTGCTCTAATTTGCTTTTCGACTTAAAATTTTGAGAATTTTACTTATAAAATCGCTTATCCTTTAAAGTAATCTGCTTATTATCTTTTATTTAACATTATAATTACAGCTTCATCATCCCAAACTATTGTAGGATAAATCACATCTGGCTTCCCCATAACGTTTGCCGATATTTCAAGCATTTCTATTCCGCATTAAACATGCATATTGCTTTCATCCAAACTATATATTCTATATTGTATCCGTCTTAGATATTGCTTTGTTTAGCAATCCTTGCCCCCATTTCAAAGGCCTTTTGACAATCAATTGGGAATACTTCTTCACGCCTTCTCGCCTTTTCATCCGCATTAAATAATGTTGATACATATTTTGAATAATCATCAAATTGATAAGTATCTGTAACAAGTAAAGTTTCCGACGAACCAAAAATATGCTCCATAAACATCTCACTAAACTTAAAATGCTGTTCATATCCTAATTGTGACATTTGGCTTTCAGTAGCACCCATAGTATAAATAAAGCCTGTATATATTCTTTTTTTCAAAAGAGCTGGTGGTTCTGCTTCATATACTACATATGGATAAAGCAGCCTTTCCATAAATGCTCTCATTTCAGCTGAAGCAGTTCCAAAATATACCGGTGAGCCGAGTATAATGCCATCTGCCTCCTCAATACTCTTGAGTATAGGAGTTAAATCATCCTTAACAGCACACTTGCCATAGCTTTTCCCACCTTTCATTTTACAAGCAAAGCAACTGATACAGCCTTTGTAATTAAGATCATAAAGATGAATGAGTTCTGTCTCTGCGCCCTGTGATGCTGCCCCTTCAAGTGCTTTGTTTAATAAAATTGCCGTATTCCACTCTTTTCTTGGACTCCCGTTAAATGCTAATATCTTCAA